TGGTTTGGAACAACTGCGAAAATGGTTTGCTCCGGTATCAATGGATCTTGTGTGCTCCGAAAATCCTGATGCCGTTCGTGTGGCCAATGCGATAATCGGCGATCTTTCAGACTTTGACGAAGGCTTCCTATTGGAAGATCAGCTGAAGCAGAATTTGCGGGAACTATTGTTTCCCTCCCCATCTCAGACCTCCTTCAAACATGTGTCCTTTGGCGATACTGGTAGCCCCGTTGCGACCAGCACTGCGACTGTTACCTTTGAGGGAACGGGATCGCCTGCGAGAAGACCAATCGCCGATGCTTTATGATGGAACTCAGCCCAGCGTACTGCAGTTCGTTTGCAATTGATTGCGCCGTATAGGTACACTGAATTCGCAGTGCAAGCCCTATGAGGGCTCCCCCCGCATCACTGCGGTGGGAGCCACTCCATAGGCCGTGTTGCCGGGGCCTGACACCCCAAACAGCACGTGGACGCGAATGATATAGCTCATCGCGGCCTCCTTCTCCGCCCCGGTTGGATTTACCCGGTAAGGCAGCGGAGCGGGACTGAAACCCGAATGGCTTAGGAGCCCGCCTCGGCGGGCTCTTGGCTTTTAGGCGGCAACGCTAACACTCCGCGCTGGCCGCCACACACCTCCTAGCGAATCACAGCTTGGCACTGGTGGAAGAGTTCGGAACCACGGTCGGCTGCCGGAAGCGGCTGCTGCATTGCGAGAAGCAGTATCGGCACGAGCATGTCAGCGATAGTACATTAAATGGGGCCTTGCATAAGCTCGACCGCTCAAGCATAATGGAGGATATGGCAAAGGTAGTCCAGATCAATACGGGCCAACCGAAGCCAGCCAAGAACCCCGCTGCGGTCGCTCTAGGGCGTCTGGGTGGGCTGAAGGGCGGAGATGCGCGAGCGGCATCTATGACCCCAGAGAGGCGCAAAGAAATCGCCCAGCAAGCCGCTAAGCAACGCTGGGCGAATCGTGAGATTGTTGGGGCAGAGTCCACGGCTGATCGGGCTATGGACTCTAGTAAGGCGACTAAGCTAGCTTAGTTTGGGGATGGACACCACGAACGTCCCGTCATCGGTTGTGATCGTGATGACGATACGCCGGGTGCCTATGCATACATTGACATGGGGCATAGGTTGGTACTCCTTCCGAGCCACCCGGTTTCTGCGACCGGGTGGCTCTTTACTTTGCAGAAGTCTTACCGAGCGTGATGCTCAGGTCAAAAGGAAAAACGCAAGTATTAAGGGAAAAATCTTGCGACACATACGAAATTCCTTGACTACATGAGCGCTCAAGAATAGTATTGAGTCATGGAAAGCCAAGTAAGTTCTCCAAAGACGCTCACTGAAGCCATCCGCCACTACTCCGACGCGCAGACCTGCATCAACGCCGTCGCTCTCATGCGCTGGCAGGATGGTAGTCCGGTGTGCCCCCACTGCAACGCAGCCCAAGGCCCGCGGAATCACTACTGGCTGAAGACGCAGCGCCGGTGGAAGTGCTATTCCTGTCGCAAGCAGTTCTCGGTGAAGGTGGGAACGATTTTCGAGGACTCACCGCTATCTCTGGACGTATGGATGATCGCGCTGTGGATGCTCTGCAACTCCGGGCTGCAAAACGTGGAAAATCGCCTCGGAGCAGTAGAGGAAAAACTAGATAAGACGCGATCCGACATAGCGGCTCTGAATACTACGATAGAAACCGCGCTGAAAACCATAAAGCCGCTGATCGTGTGGGTGTGCAGGGCACTCCTTGCATTCCTGGCATTCGGTTTGACTGTTCTTGGAATGTGGCTCAAAAATCACTACGGTTGGAAATAGGCTCGACCCGCCATTTCCCGCGAACTTCTCGCCGCTGGCACTTTGGGTTAGCCAACGTATTTATTGCCGATATTTTCGCCGCACAACATCCAATGCTTGCTGGCCAGCCGCACCAATCGCCTGTGCCTGCATCTGGCACTGGGCGGTGTGCTGTTGAACTTCCTTGAGGACATCGCCCCAGTCTGGCATCCGATCCTTATTTTTGAGTCGCGACGAGAAACGGCACGTCGTCCAACGAATATGTGGTATAGCTCTGCATGACCTGAGGTTCGCTTGCGAACTCAGGCTGATACATATCGCGCACAAGAACCGTTGTGGGGTCAGGGCCGGAGAAGAATTTCTTTGCCTGCCTTACCAAGGGGCTTTCCTTTTGGGCCTGCATCATAAGCTTCTCCTTTCGTCGTGAATTTATAGCATGTTTAGTGGCTGGCATGTGCATTTTCTCCTTGACTCTTTGGCCGCTCAAGCATATAGTTCATTCCGGATGCAGCTTGGTAAGGCTGCTTGGTTGTGGTGCGTGGGGGTTAGGGTTCCTCGTCAAAATGACACCCGTAATTCTCCAAATCTTTCCGTGAAAAGTGGCGTCCCCGAAACGTGAACCATTCACACGATCCATCCGTGCGGCAAGGTTTAGGCTGGTAGCAGCGGCGTTTGCAGAAGCGCATGATCGAGCCATCTGGGAATGAAATCCTCCACAGTCCTCCCATATTGACAATGGTGCTTGGTTGAGTTCGGTATGGGTCATATATCTCTTGCATCTGGGGGTTAGTAACTCCCGTAATCGTCGCCTTGGCGCTCTTTCCATACTGCCTCAATAGCAGCGGCTTTCCGGTCTTCCTCGGTCTCGGACGATTGTGCGAAGACTTTAGCTTCTAGTTCCACAACCATCTCGGCAAGAGTCTCTGAATCCAACTCTTCTAGTTCGCAGCAGCGACGGCGCTGTCCTTGGTCCATTTTCATCTGCTCATGCTCCTCGACCCTCAGAGCCGTCCTCGACTTCCCAGCACTTGGCCTTGATGATTGCCATCGCATCGCGTAAATCCTTGGGTGGGGTCATCTGCTCATCTCCTATGGTGCATCGGTTATGCACTAGAGACACCGTATACCAAGCGGCTTGGTGATGTCAATAGGGTATAGAGATTTATTTTTGGGTCTGCATCTTGCACATCACACACCCGCATCCCAGCGCATGGGACGGCCGAACGCTTGCCTTGTAACCCTCAACAGCCTTCACAGGCCATCGCTTCGCCCGCACCCGCGCCAGCGTCTCAGCAGCAGCATCTCTCTTAGCCTGAGACTTAGACTCCCCACCACGCTTCCCAATCTCACGCAGATATTCCCTGATCTCCATACGGCTTACTGTATCACAAACCGGCTTGGAATAAACAAAACTTTGCGCGTGTGATAGGCTAGACCTTACGCCGGGCCGAACAGGCGACTACTGCTCCTCCTAGTTTCACAGCGCACGGTATCAAAGTGGATAGGTAGAATCCCCCAAGGCCTTGACACAAGATGCGTACCATGCCTAAACTCTTTAGCTATGTCAGATAGCCAAGCAAGCGCAAGAGAAGAGCTGCTTTATGAATTGCCAATGGACGCAGCTGCAGATCAGTCAGAGGTGAAGCCTGGATATTATCGGGCTCGATCTGGTCAGCAAAAGTTGCTTACGGTTCACAAGCGTGTACGCCGCGCAAGGGTATTTGATCCCAACAACTTCGCACCTGTCGGCAAGTCGTCCAAGCTTATCCCTGTTGGCGATGAGTTGATCATCAAGTGCGACGTGTTCAAGGATGAGGCGATGTGCAGGGCGTGTGCTGGCAAGGGGCATAGTGACTCTACATGCGCTGAGTGTGGTGGCACGGCGGTGTGGTGGGTTGATGCCAATGGAGCGCGTGACAAGCGCAGCGGCGTGGATCGCAGCGGACTCAAAGAGGTGCCTTGCTCTGCTTGCCTATGTAGCACCTATGACAGCCCATTTCCTCGCAGCACGGGCCGCGTTCCCTGTACTCAATGCAAGGGCACAGGGCAGCGTGTAGGCGTAGCTGGGATCGCGCTGGCCGCGCAGTACGAGTCTGTCCCCACCACAGGCATCATCCTGGCCATTGGGCCAGACGTGCAGCGCTGGAGCCGTGGCGACCGCTGCCTCTTCGACGTGTTCACAGGCAAGGAGTATGAGTACGAAGGACGCAAGTACCGCATCATCAAACAGCAATACCCCATGTGCAAAGTGGTAGGGAAAGACGACATCCACGTCACCGACGCAGCCAAGGCTCTCATGCCGTAGGGGGGCTGCGGCCCCTAAATTCAGGGGGTATAGGAAGATTAGGAAGGGGTACGGATGCTCTAAATCGCAAAAATATGGGAATTACATACTTGAGTCCCTTGGAGGATGAATGAATGAACCGAGCCTAGAAGTAAAGTGCCAATGCGGAAATATCTATACGCTTCACCTACATACTGTTTGTCCTCGGTGCTTTGCATGGCCGAGCACGCCTCGGCAAAAGAAAGAAGGACAAAATGCAGCAACAGACATTGCTTGAGAAGTTAGCCGCCGCCGAACCAGAACAACGCATAGGCATAATCGCCATCTATAGTGCAGATGCACGAGATGTAATACGCCAGCTTGCGACGAGACCCCTTTGGGATGGTGATCTCAACTCCAAATATGGTCGTGACCAACTAGTCGATCTGGGCTGGGCCGCAAGATGGAACGGCGTGAACTTCCTGACACCTACTGGATACGCCGTTGTCGATGCAATCTACGGTTTGCAGGGCCTGGTCAAAGAGTAAGGGACTTATGTATATAAATCGCAAAAATATAGAATTCTGAAAACAGGTTGCTATACACGGGTTTCTGCTATACAGTTGGCACTGAGGTGCTATACGAGGTATGCGGCGGAGGCTATTGAGGAAGCGATGGTAATAACATACCTGCGTAAATCTACATAGGTAGGTAGGATGAGGATGCCGTGACAGGGTAGTTGCAGGTTTAGGCACTTGCGCAATGCTTGCAGAGAGGTTAATTTTTAGATAGGGGTAGGGCGGCCAGAGTTTTAGGCTCCTACCGCCCCGTGTAGTAAAGGAACGTTAGCAAAGTCAATTTGCCAACGTGGTGCAGGCGGTTCGTATTGAACCCCGGTATTCAAGTCACCCTCTGGCCCCACGACGCGCTGCCCGGTGAAGGTTTAGCGTCGTGGGGTTCCGTCGTTAACGCCGCCGCCAGAGAGGGCCTGACGGAGACTGCTACCTAACCTTCTCGGCCCGATCACGACCGCAAGGCTTGCCGGGTGTATCGTTGTGGCATGTGCGCTGCGCTGAAGGAGGCTGAGAGTGGCACGTAACGGTGGCCCTGCACTGACGGAAGACCGGATTGCTTACCTGACTCCTCAGGTTGTGGAGATGGAGTTGGGCGCTTTGAGGCCGACACGGGCGAAGATTGCGGAGGCTGTGGGGATCGGGGTCAAGACGCTGGCTGTGCTGATGGAAGGGCCGTACTACCGCGAGTTCTTTGGCAAGATGGTGTCGAAGCGGGAGCGGGAGGCAGAACGTGCGGCGGTGCAGGGGACGCATGAGATCAGAAAGAAGCTGAATCTGTACTCCGGCGAAGCGATTGAGTGCGTGGTGGAGCTGATGCGGTCGAGCAAGGACGACCGGGTAAAACTGAGTGCGGCTTGCGAGATCATTGACAGGGATGGGCGGTTTGCCAAGGTGAGCCGGATGATGAACGTGAATCCAGGGGCGGATGGTGCGCCGATGTTGCCGGAGGACGTGAGTGCGGAGATTCTAGATGCATTGAAAGGCGTGAAGGGGACGGTACAGTGACTTGGACGTCCTTGAATCTGCCTATGGCGAGATCGTATCAAGCAGACCCAAAACCAAGTGGGAGATGCTGGACATCCGGCTTGTTCCCGAACAGCATAAAAAAGTCTGCGTCCGCCTGAACGCTCTGGGGAGCCTCTTCTACTTTGCCAAGGCCATCGTGGGCTTCAACGATATGTCTGAAGTCCTGCACTACTACATGTGCTCGACGATGGAGCGCGACATCATCAAGCAAGTGCAGGAATGGCCCAGAGGCCACCTAAAAACCTCGTGCTTCTCGATTGCAACCCCGATGTGGTGGGCATTGCCGTTTACCGAGGACGATGAGCGGGTCATGCGGGGTCTGGGGTATGGGGATGAGTGGATCAGGTGGATGCTTCGCGCGCACGACCAGAATACTTCGACACTGATCCTGTCGGAGACGGACACCAATGCGCAGTCGATTGGGAAGGGCATCAGCCTCCAATACCAAAACAACGCAGTCTTCAAACACTACTTCCCCGAGATCGTGCCCGACCGAAGTTCCACGTGGAACATGTCGAGCATGATGCACAAGCGCAATGGCGGAATGGATAGGGAAGGAACATACGAGCTGGCTGGCGTCGGCAGTGCCTTGCAGTCGAGACACTATCCAAGGATTGTGGAGGACGATCTGTGGGGACAGGACGCGCTCTACAGCCCCTCGGAGGCAGAGAAAACCATCGAGTTCCACAAGAAGATTCCCGGCTTGTTTCGTCCTGATGCCGAGAGGCCTGGACACATGGGCGATAACCTCGTGGTCGGCAATCGCTGGGCAGTGAACGATCTGAATGGCTGGATCAGAAAGAACCAAACCAGTTATGCCTTTGAGACCCACGCAGTCGATGGTGGGTGCTGTGCTATGCATCCCAAGGGCCAGTTGATTTTCCCCCGGATGTTCAACGAAGAGAAACTTAAGGAACTGCGCGAGACCTACGGGCCTACAGGCTATGCGGCGCAGATGTTGAACAACCCGCTCGATGAGAGCAATCGAAGGTTTCAGGATGACTGGCTCCAGCACTACGCATTCGCTGTGGCGGAACACCCTCTAGGAGCGATGAACGATGACGGAAGCCCGAAGAAAGTCACAAGGTTCAAGCATGAAATCGTCTACGGAAAGTCTTTGCCTGACGTTTATCCATCCCAACTTCACCGCTTTATCATCCTCGATCCTTGCCACTCCGATGATGACAAACGGGGAAGGTCAAGGCACGCCATCCTCACACTCGGGTATCTTCCAGGTAAGACCCCAAGGCTCTACCTCCTCGATTCCTGGGCGGAAAGATGTGCCTACGAAAAAGTAATTGACACCTGTTTTTCTCGCGCAGCCAAGTGGCGCGTCGATACCGTATGGTGCGAAGTATTGGCTGGTCAGGACGGATGGCTATTGGCGCTGAAGGAACGCAATCGGGCGCTGGGCAATGGGTTGAAGCATCCGCTAAAGATCGAACCTCTGAAGAAAGACCGCAGCCCGGACGCGAAACGAAGGAGAATTTATGGGCTTGAGCCGCTGTTCTCGCAGCGCATGATCTATGCCTGCCGTCAGGACAGAGGGTATGTCCAGTTTCGCACCGAGTACGATGCCTACGAGTCAAACCAGACCATTGACCTGCTCGACTGCCTCGGTTACTTCCCGCAGTGCGTGGAGAACGTGGCGATCGGCGATCCCGATGCGCTGAGAGACTTCATGCGGCGCAGGGAGGCTCTCATCACTGGACAGATGGGAGTTGCGGGATACTAGCGGCAGAGCAGGGTGAGAACCCAGAAAGCAAGACCGAGAGCGATCATGTTGACTCTTGGCCATGCGAAATTGGTTGAGGCTACGATGAAGCAGATGAAGGCAAGCAGCAGGAAGACGAATTGGATGTTCATGGCGATACCTCAAATCTGTAGGATGCTAAGATAAGCGCGTATGCCACTCCCTGCCGCCATTCCGATCCAGAAGTACTTCGACAAAGATACTGTTCTTGCAATTGAGAAGCATGTCGAACGCTCTGTCGATTCACTTTTGGCCGAATGGAAGGTCTTGCGGGAGACCAAGATCACGGCATGGCGGAGGGTCTATCGTGGCATCCCCAGAGAAAAGTACAAGTCCTTCCCGTGGAAGGGCGCGGCCAATCTCGTTCCACGAATCGTATCGTCTTTCACGGATCAACTCACTGCCCGCCTCATCATGGGGCTATACGGCACCGATCCCCTCTTTCCGGCAGGACTATTGGGAACTTTCAAGCCGGATGAGATGGCCGAAGAACAAAGAAGCGCAGTCGAGCAGTTCATGTCGGCCTATGGAAAATCCCCACAAGAGCTAAACCTTTTTCAGGCTGAGTATTCGTGGTTCCACAATGCCAACAAGTATGGGTTTTCAGCCCTCAAGCATTCGTGGGAGCATCAGGTCGAGCAGGTCGCCGAGGCCGCTGTTGGTGGAGATGTAGTGTTTCGGGATTACGTCAAGTACGATGGGCCTCGCCCGTTGCCGATTTTGTTTGAGAAGTTCATGTGTCCGCTCAAGATTTCCGACTTCCGGCAATCGAACTTCATGGATCACATTACAACTCTCACCGAAGCGGAGCTGCGTGATCGCAAGGCCAGAAAGCTCTACCCTGCCAATAAGGTCGATGCCATTCTTGCGATGCCTACCCGGTATGGTCCGGATCAGGCGCAGAGAGAGATGGAGACGGACATCAATGCATCGTCTCCAACCTACGAAAAGGCGGAGTGGGACTTGCACGAGGGATGGTTCCCATTCTTTCATCAAGGCAAGACGTTTCATCTGCTGGCGACGTGGCACAAGGAGACGAAGACCCTTGCGCGATGCGTCTTCAATTTTCTGCCGGACAACATGGTTCCCTTCAAGCTCGCCCGTTTAGGGACAGACGGCGAGTCGATCATGTCGATGGGCTTTTGCGAACTGCTGGGGGTCTATCAGGAAGAGATAGCCCAGATTCACAATCAGCGCAGAGACTCAGGCACGCTGGCAAACACGACTATTATCCGGGCGGACGCGGCATCGCAGCTCGACACCAACTTCTCGGTCTATCCTATGGCTGTGCTGGTCGGGAATGAAGGCCAGTTTTCTTTTGAGCAGATTGGACGCGCATCGACTGAGACGATCAAAGACGAGCAGATGACGTTGCAGTTGGCGCAGGACGCTGCCGGCATCGGCCCATCGTCTTCTGGGTCGGGTGCCGGGTCGGTGAACAAAAAAGGTTCCTACTCTTCGATGGGAACGTTTGCAACCTCACAGGAAGGAAACACCAGGGCAAACCTGCATCAGACAACATCGCGGTTTTCCCATCTGACTCTTGGCAACGATTTGCTCAAGCTCTATGCGCACTTGGGGATCGACAAAAAGAAAATTGCTGCAATGGGGGAGATGGGAGAGAACCTGTCGAAGGCCTTGGAGAACGTGCGCTCAGGTCGTATGTGGATTCCGATTCACGCGGCTACCGGGTCGATCAACAAAGAGGTCGAGAAGCAGAACAAGATGCTCATGCTCCAGCATTTCAGGGCGCACTACCAGTACATCCAGCAGATTCTCGGGATGAGCGCAAATCCGATGGTTCCCCCAGACACGTTGAAATATGCGCTGGAGACAGCGGACGCGGCGAATCTGGTGATGACTGGTTTGGTACGCGACTTCGGCTATGACGATCCAAGCCGGATGCTGCCCGATCCCGGCGTGAAAGCAAAGATTGTACAGATTGACCAGAAAGCGCAACAGGCCCAGCAGCAGCCACAGCAAGGGCAGGGCGTTCAGCCGCCGGTCAGCTTGATCCCCGGAGCTACACCGCAGAACGTATCTGGGATGGCCCAATGATCGACCGGCAGAGTTTATGGGATGAATTTATCGTGTCCCACAAGAGCAATCTGGAGAAACTGTTTGCCTCGAACGTATGGAAAAAGAGCCTTTTACCTTGGATGAAGGCCCATAGGGCCAACCGCGCCGAAACTATAATCCACTCGAAAGACCACATCTCCGACGACATCAACAAGGGTATGGCCATCGCGCTGGAGATGTTGATCAACCTGCCGGAAGCAATAGCCGCCTACGAGAAACAGAAACCGCAGGAAAATCCGGAACCGCAACCCGCCACCGATTATTCGGAAGGACTTGCATGGGATGAGGACGACGAAAGGTAGTGCGTCAGTTTGAAATTGGGAAGGGTTGCGCGTGAAACGGGGTAAGCGGACAATGGGAGCATGGACGCGAACACGCTGGCCTACAAGATCACGCAGCAGTCGATAACTTTTGTCTTTGGATAGAGCCTCGCTGCCCCTATAATGGAAACAGCGAGGCCGGTGGTTTTAGAGTCTCGCCCTTCTCAGGGGCGGGGTCGTATTAATATCATCTGATCCTCCGCATACTAGCGGCGCGGGGTGCATTCTTTCGACGGGATGCCCCGCCCGCTGTTTCTATTTGCCCCTTCTCTTTCTCGCGGCTATCGTCTATTTCCTCTAAATTTCAAAGTGACGCACTACCCGACGAAACAAAAGTTTGACATTCCATAATCTGTATGCGTTACTTGTAAATCATAGGAGCAGCGATGGGACTGTTTGGATCAGGAGCGAAAGACCCAACCTTCGAGGAAGTCTTCGGCATGTCGAAGGAAGCGTTTGACGCGATGAAGGCCGAGGGTGAGGCAAACAAGGCCAAGGTCGCCGAACTTTCAACTAAGGTTGGAGAGATCGACGATCTCAAGACCCAGTTGGAAGCGTTGAAGGCCAAGCCTGCTCCACAGCCTGGCGAACGGCCAGAGCCGACGAATTTCTTCGTAGACCCCGACAAGGCTTTTGGCGAGAGACTCGCCCCTCTCGCTGCCGTCGCCTTGCAGACGCAGGCCGGACTCGCGGAGATGAACGCCCGCAACCGTTTCGGCAAAGATTTCTCCCGGTGGGGAGAAGAGATCGCTACACTGTCGGCGCAGCACACAAACCTCGCCGACAAGGGAAACCCGCAGTTCTGGGAAAACATCGTGAACATGGTTCGTGGACGCCATGCGGGTGAGATTGAGGAGTCTGCCGCCAAGGGGCAGTTCTACTTCACTGAACAGCCCGGAGGTTCCGGTGGCGGCGGTTCGTCCGAGTCTCCCGAATCGAAGCTCTCCGCCGCTGAGCTGAAGGCTGCATCGAAGTTCGGGATGACGGCCAAGGAATTTCTCGACGCGCAGAATTATGTGACCTCTTCGTATGGCAACACCAAGGGAGGCACCGTTGTCCACTAAAGACCCGCGTATCGAAGCTGCATTGAAGGCCAAGTCCGCACCCAAGGCCGGGGAACCCGGTGCTCCCATGATGGGGTATGCTGAGGTTGAAAGACTTAACAACCCCGACCCCGGCCCCGCAGAAGAAATATCTGCGATGGACGATGCGGTCGATGAGGTTGAGAAACTATCCGGCAAGCCTATCGGAGAGTTGACTGAAGCTGAGTTCATGCGGATTCCAGTCAAGCTGGCCATTGTGAACAAGTACTCGAACACCGACCTGCATGTGGTCTTCAAAGACCCCGCCATGACTGGATGCTGGATCAATTTCAAGCATGAGCATGGCAACCGGGTCACCCGCGCTTACAATCAAGGCTTTACCGCCTGCACCAAGCAGGATGTCGATGCGTGTTCCGCTCGCGCGACTGACGAGAATGGATCGCTTGTCTCTGGCGATCTGGTTCTTCTGAAAATCCCAAAGATCATTCTCTGGTCGATGCGAAAGCAGAACCAGGAGACAGCCAAGGCTCGGGTCAACAAGGCATACCAAGACCCACGGGCTGCGGCACTCAGGGGCGATTCAGATGCCGTGTCCCGCCCCGGCGCAGAGTTCTTTATCCCCGACATCGCAAGCGCGCAGCATGTGGATGCGAATGAAGCGCGGAAACTGGTCTACAGCTAAGGAGAAATCATGGCAGCGAACCTCGCAAATCACGCACCGATTCTGGTCTTCCAAACCACGACCAACACCACCGAGCAGACGCAGGACTATCTTGAGGCTTCTGGGCAGACGTTTCTTACCGGAACCCCGGTTGAATTGTCTGCCGGTTTCTGCCAAGCGTGGGACGGCACCACAGTGGTTCGCGGCATCCTCGGCATCTCGGAGACACCTGGAGCTAACCTTGGCACCAATGGCGCGGGCGCACCTGGCGCGTTTGGCTCTATCGGGTTCCCCGGAGCGACGCCGACCTACGGATCGGTTCCCAACCAGGCCTCGGCGGTCAACATCCCGGCAGGCGTAACTTTCACTACTGGCTCGACGACCGTGGCGCAGGCTGTTCCGACCACGATCTTCGTGGCGCAGGTCGATAACTCTGCGGCGGGAGCCTACACCCCCAGCAATGCCAACGTCGGCGTCCAGTATGGATTGACCATTGACGCCAACGGAAACTGGTACATCGACTTCAACAAGACGACGGTCGGCACCAATACGGTTCTCACCGTGGTTGGGCTTTACTACGACGATCTCGTGCAAGGATCGAGCACGACCGAGATTCCGGGTGGTCGTCTGTTGTTCAAGTTCAACACCGGAGCATCGCAGGTTCAGGGCAACTAAGACAGTTCTAAGGAGCAATTCTCATGTCGATGACACGTCAGCAATTTTGGCAGCTTCTCGCACCCGGCGCTCGCAAAAACTTCGTCGAATGGCAGGACTTCAAGTATCACGAGCGGCAGTATGAGAAGTTTCTGAATACCGAGTCGTCTGACAAGGCATACGAAGACTCGATCCACTTCGCGGGCCTGCCTCCGATGCCTACCAAGACGGAGAACGCGCCGGTCGGATACTTCAACCTGATTCAGGGCGGCTCGAAGCGATATGTCATGCAGACTTACGCGATGGCTTGCCGCGTCTCGTGGGAGCTGTCGGAAGACGACCTGTATGGCGTCATTGCTCAGGCTCCGAAGGCCATCGTCAAGTCGGGGATGTTCACTAAGGAGCAGACTTGCGCGAACGTGCTCAACCTCGGATTCTCTTCGACCGGAACGATCACGGACGATGGCGTTTCGATCTATAACAACCAGCACCCTCTCCTCGGTGGAGTATCCGCGACCAACATCCTCCCCGGAGCGTCCAATGTCATCTCGGCGGCTGGGACATATCCGAACACTCCGGCAGTCGCCGCCGATCTGTCTTTCACCTCGCTTCAGTTGATGAAGCAGCAGTTTGAGCGGATGCCGGATTCGCAGGGTCTTCCTATCGTTGCCCGCCCAAAGCTGCTCATTATCCCGCCGGAGCTGGAGCAGATTGCGATTGAACTTCTCGGTTCTGGCGGCAAGCCCTACACCGGAGACAATGAGGTCAACGCACTCCAGGTACTCGGCCTCCAGTACACGGTCAACAACTACCTGACCTCGCCCTCGGCGTGGTTTGTGAACGCGAACAAGGACGAGCATCGGATGCTATGCTTTGAACGCGCAAAGATGGAAGACGATATGGACGATGACTTCGACACTCGCGCCACGAAGTTCCTCGCCATCACCCGCTTCGCTGTAGGAGCAGATTCGTGGTTCGGGACATGGGCCTCCAACGGCGCTTAAGGAAAGGGCTTTATGCCTGCAATTCGGGGTCACAGACACATCGGAGGGGATTGGCACTATTGCGCTCGGTGTGCATGGAAGACCCAGATTTCAGACTTGAGCTGGCAGCAGGGGAGTTTGATTTGCAATCGGGCCAGATGCGACGATAAGCAGCAGGTGTTAGGGTTATTGGGGTCAAGAGATTGCGACATTGCTCGGAAGATCGAGTATGCAACCTCAGACCTTCAACCCGATCCAAAGTTGAGTATGCCGGATACGCCCGATCAGGATTTATTTTTTTAACCTCAGCAGCCGTGGCCGCGCACAGGACAATCGCGGAGGGAGGCATAAGTGAGAACTCAAGGGATTTTGCAGGGCGACACGGGCTATCCAGACGGGCATGTTTTCATCCCCGCTGCTGCTGGTTTTGTTACCGGAACCGCCGGAACCTGGACTCGCGGAGCTTCAGGTAACAACTACCTCGTGCTCGGCAACTCTTCAACCTCGCTGCTCACCATCCCTCTCGGCGGTCTTCTCTTCCGCTATGGGATGCAGGACTGGTTGCAGGAGAACTTCGGATCTGGCGTAGCTGGCGGGGCACAGGGCTTCCCCGTTGGCGGGTATACGACCCTCAGCACGTCATCTGCGGCAGCAGGGTCGAACGTCAACGTGCCAGTCCTCAACTCCTCCAACTTCACAGTAGGCCGTGCGGTGCTCGCGGGAACCCAGAAAACCATTATCACCGCAGCTCCGGATGCAACCCACCTGACGCTTCAGACGCTCGCATCTACTCTGGCTTCCGGCTCAGTCATCACGGAGAACCTCTTTACGACCCCCGCCGGGGTGAGTGGGGCCGCACCTTATCCGGGAAACACCTACAACACCCCTCCGACCGCCCCTCGTCCCAAGGGTATCGCCATCAAGGAAATCTATCCGGTGTATCTGATTGCCGGAGCTGCCCTGACGACTAACACGATTGGGTTGACCAAGACGGTGTTTGCCAATGCGACGGCCCCGGCAGTTACCAACCTGCTTGCCGACGCCGCCAACGGCCTTGCCACGGCGACGCAGGCCACGCCCTACGTCACGCCGATCCAGATTCCTACTCCGGCCTTCCAAACCACCAAATATTCCGAGTACACGCTTGAGTGGGACATTACCACGGCAGGCGGCGGCACGGCAGACATCTATGGGGTCTTTCTTGACCTCGCGTTCAATTACGTCTAACAGGAGCCTTCATGCCCATCGCAATTGCCAACATCTCCCCGGAACGATATGCGCTTCTCCTCGAACGCGCCAAACTCGAAGGGTCTGTTACCGTCACCTCAGAGGGAGCGCGGATCGTTATCGACGATGTGCGGCTGGAGGCATGGTACACCGATGGCACGATCTATGTGTCCATCTATAAGGCACCGTTCTATGTCGAGCCTGCCGAGGTCGAGAAGTTGCTTGCCCGCTGGCTGGTTGTGCCGGAGGCTCCCGGCTCAGGTTCTGAGCGGTGGCCGAATGCTGGCTGGACTGAGGCGGGCGACGGTACGGGCTATCCCGGCGATGTTCCTACTCAGGAGCAGGCCGAAGAAGTAAAGTCTGGGGCGCAGAAGGAACGGGACGACCGCGCGGCGGAATCGGGGGAATAAGTGGCACTCGTAGGCAAGCCATCGACCGCACATGAATACGACAAGAATGGTCAGTGCGTCCACTGCCGGATGTATAAATCGGCGGTGGAGAAGTTGGTTCACGTCTGCACACAGCAGCGCGAGATAGAAGCAGACGGAGTTTGGCTGAGGGAACAGGTGGCTCCGAATGGCTAACTATCTTCTCGAACGCCAATGGTACATCGACACCCCGGTATCCATTGCGCGGCCTGAGTTTGGCCCGATCTATGTGAAGGAGATTCGCTGGGAGAATTATGCGCCCGGAAACACCCTGGTTATCACCACAACCACCGGCGGGACGTTAGTCAATGAGACTGTAGGGGCTGGAGAAACTGACCTCGGTGTCATGCGATTCGGCCCATTCGGGTGGGTCAACGGATTCGACGTGACGACCCTCACCGGCGGCTCCAACATCACCGTCACTGTATCGAAGGGTTAGCATGGGCGGAGGACTCCACTCCAAGACGCCCACCGGCTACTTTGAGGCTGAGTCCTTTCAGCCTTGGCCCGGCATCGACGTATCCAAGCCCTCATCGCAGATCGACCCTGGCGCATGTGTTTCCGCGTCTGGGATGTCGATTCGCGGGGGACTGACCAACCAGCCTGCCATCGTCGCCCCGCAAGGGTCTAACTACCCCATCGTGGCCCCTGATTTCGCGCCGGGAGAGGTGCTGGCCCTCGCAACAAACCTCTCTGGCGTGACGATCCTGATTACCAATATCGGTGTCTATGCCGACTTCTCGACCGGAACTGCAACGTCAAAGACCTTCTCCTCGATCTTTACGTTTCCAACCCCCTACTCTCAGGCTGTTCATTTTGGGTCGGTGGTCATCGGGAACAATCTCTACTTCTCCTCGGCGGAGTTGCTAGGAGTTTACGAGCTGTCATTTACATCTTCAGTGCTGGGTCTGTTTGTGACTGATAACGGGGACGGGTATACATCCATTCCAACCGTGACCTTGACTGGAGGGGGAGGCACTGGAGCAACCGCTACAGCGACAATTATGGGCGCGGGGACGCCTGGGGAGGTTACGTCCTACAATGTAGCCCCCCCCTTCGGGGGAGTTTTCCCGCTTACCTACTGGTGGCCGTACTTGCCGACCATCGTTCCTGTCATCTCTGGGGGCGGTGGCACCGGAGCAACGGCTTCTATTGTTTGGGGGACGAGCGGCTTCGGAAGATACAAAATCATGTCCGTCACTCCCACGAGCTTCGGCTCTGGGTATACAAGCGCTCCGACGGTGACGATTGACCTTACCGGAATGATCTATGTCGGCGGCCCTCAAAACATCCCTAAAATCACAGCCAATGTCTCCGGTACAGGGGGATACGTCAGTTCCCTTATTTTGGGGGCAGGCGGTTCTGGATACACTTCGCCTCCAACGGTGACGATTGGGGCGCCTGGGGGGGGAGGAATACAGGCGACCGGAGCAGCGATTCTTGGCCCTCCTAGTGGGGTATCCGTTTCTGAGATCACGGCGCACAATGGTTCCGGCCCGTTCATTGGAGCGAACTTCCTTGCCACCATCGCCCAAAGGCTTGTTTTGGGCAGCATCATTGGCGGCGATGGAAACCAGACGGGAATAGTCACATCGGCGACTATTGTCAATGGAGGTACGGGCTATCCGAACAGCGGAAACATCACATTCCTTGGAGGCGGTGGGCAGAACGCCGCCGGGATTTTCGCAGCTTCGGGCGGGGTCATCAACTCCATCGTCATCACCAATCCGGGCAACGGATACAACTCGGCCCCTACTCCCTCTGCGGTAGCAGCCACAGGGAGCGGGTTTGTTGGCACGGCGACACTCTCGTTCTCGATTGGCGAGTCCAGCACGACAGCACGCCCGGATTATGTTGCGTGGTCGGCGGCGAATGCCTATGGGTACTTCGATCCGAACTCGGTCTTGGAGGGTGGGGGGTTCGACCAACTCACTGAGGCAAGAGGAAAGATCACAGGACTGGCGGTATTCGAGTCCGTATGGTTCGCCGCGCACCTTGGAGGGTTCACCCAGATCACAGTCAACTCGTCTGGGCAGAACATTCAGCCGTTCACCTATAACCCGCTGTGGTCTTCCGATCAGGGCATCATCTGCCGATTCGGTTCTCTTGCGCAGTATGGGGCGATGTGTATGTTCCTGGGGGAAGACCAGCCCTACCAGTTGAGTCCGGGCGGGCTCAAAGCTATCGGAGACAGCATAGCCAGTTTGGTGCAGAACTTCTCTCTGTGGGACAACGGAGTGTACCCGGACGCAGGACTCTATGGCTCGATTGTCGAGATTGAAGGGGAGAAGCACTACCTCATCGGGTTTTGCTCCGACGATCCTACCTACACGTCGAACACAAATCGCCAAACCCTGATATTCGACATGAACATCAAGACCGGCGCATGGTTTACATGGAACTATCCTCTCGTCACAATGACCTGTCCAATCTATCAGTCTTACGATTCTCAGAACATGCAGGGGGCGGGAGCTACAGTGTTGCTCGATAGAGACAATCTGCTCCTACTGGGGCTGGCGACAACCGTAAGTGGTTCGGTGCAGTCCGTCTTAGGACAACCAGTAGCAGGTCAGCAGCTCTATGGAATCGGGAGCACTACCCGAATTGCGAGTGAAGCATTTGCGTATCAGTTTCGCTCGGAGAACCCAGTCATTGGGAGATCGCAGACGACACGGGGAATCTACATCGAATACGAAAACCTCCCTGAGCTGGCTGGAACCTCGGTGACGTTGAGCTTTACATTGACCGGCCAGCCCGACAAGACGGGCAACGGTGTTCCCAGCTTGCCGATCTCAGTTAGCTTCTCAGCTTCGCTGCCTAACTATGCACTCTCCAGCACAGTTGTGCCAAACATGGTTTTGACAGCGACCTGCCAGCCTCCAGGGTCAGCTTTCACCGCTCTCTCGCAAACACTGAAGGCATCCTCTAGCGGTTTTATCAGGGTCATCAAGCTCGATCCATTCGGCGAGACAACACAGGGGACACTCCAATGAGTTCATTTGTCATCCCTGCCTTGAATACCGGGAATGTGACTCAGCAGAGATTGCAGGGGAACAATAACGCCCAAAACATCGCGGCACTCCAGACTCAGGTGAGCGCGTTGACTACTACCCCCAGCGGGGAAGCTTCGCTCACGACGACGACTAACGGGAACGGTTCTTATTTTCAATTGACGGATGGGACGCTTGTGCAGTGGGGGACGGCTCCGAGCGTTTCAGGAGGCGGGGTGGCACCTGTGAAGACTTTCCCGACACCGTTCAAAACGAGTTGCGTCATCTTGACTACAGTGTTTGCCGGGAACGGTAACATCATATCTTCAGTGGTCAGCACAGACCTAAAGACGTTCACCTACCAGGTAGATGGGGTTGTTTTCATCGGCGGTTCCGGCACGACGCCAACAGGCAGCGAAACGGTCGAATGGTTTGCGATAGGGGCGTAAGATCAGACTATGGCGGCACCTCCAGGCAATCTCGTTATCTCCGACCTCTATCAGGGGATCGTGAACAAGTTTGGCGGGCGGCAGAACTTCGGCCCCGCCAACTCCGATTCTGCCCTGTATGTGCAGGAGGTAGTTGCGGCGATTGGAGAGCTGACCGAGACTTATGAGTTTGAGGAGTTGAAGGTTCCCTCACCGATTGTTCCACTGCCGCAGGGCGTGGCAAGTTATGATTTAGGACAGTTCACCGCTGGACTGACAACCGCATGGGACTTGACGGACACCTTCGATTGGGGCTACTGGCTGACACCGGGCAGTCAGGTGGGGCCGTTCCGCATCCTCAAGTACCGGCGCATTCCGACCGTGGACTTGTACCAATTTGGCACTACCACAACGGCACCCCCCATCTACTTTTCGCGTTTCGGCTCACCGATAGGGATTGCCGGAACCTCTGGAATTTTGCAAATCGGGCCAATTCCTGACCAGATGTACTACTCGTTTATGCGGTTCAAAGTCAGGCATCCGTTTGTTGCTTCGCCGAATATGTATACCTCGCCGATTTACATGCCCTTCACTTGGAAGGAGATCATCGAGTACTCGGCGGCGTTGAGGCTTGCAATCAATCAAGGGTCGCAGCAGTACATCACGACGTTTCACCAAGCACTCTTTGGCGATCCAAAGAACCCACTGAACAAAGGCCTGATTTCGGCCCGAACTGCCCAGATGGAGCGCGATGCGAACCATAACGAGCGGCAGATCACAGTGGTAATATCACAGTATTCTTACGGAGGCCAGTGATGGCTACAGGCGCGACGATTCCCAATATGGTTCCCGGCGCTATGCCTCCGCCTCCCCCGATGGGCGGAAACATGAACAACCCCACCGGAACGGCGGGCGGGTCTACCACTGCGGCTGGGTCTCCAGTGCTGCCCAACATTCTCCCCGGCGGCACAATCCCCGGATCGACAGTACCCGGCGCGGCTCCATCATCGGCTACCGGACTCCCCGGTTCGGCCCCGATTTCATCGCCCATTCCGGGGAACACGACGGAAGACTTGACCGATATCTATGGGGCTGGGATTGGACAGTATCTCTCCGGGTTGATGTCTTCTGGAGGGATCAATACCGGGCTTTTGAACTCAGTCAACGCTTCCGAATTGAATGCCGATCAGGGGCCGATCAACACCGGGCAGGCAAACGTAAATGCTACCCTCGGCGCGGAGGGGGTGTCTGCAAACTCGTCCACCAACGCACTGGCGACCTCCACTTACGAACAAGGAGCTACAGCAAGCGAAAACTCGCAGATCGCGCAGAACTACATGGATATGTACAACGAGGGCCAGCAGACACTCCAAGGTATTCTTGGCGGCGTGATGCAGAACGCAGGAGACCAGCCGAACTGGATGGACTATCTTGGGATGGGAGAGAATCTTGCGACCACAGGCATTGAGGGCGCAATGATGCTAGGACGCTAATATGGGAGCTTCGCCAATTCCGCTGCCGCAAGCGAACACAGACGCCGCCGCACAGACGTTGCAGCAGCTTCTTACGGCGCGTCAGCCCCTAGCGACGGGGTCGATTTCGTCTGGCACGCAGATTCCTCAGCCTCAGCCGATTGGAACGCCGATGCCAATGGCACCCGGCGGCGGCGCAGCGCAAGGCCACTTCGCTGACAAGGGAGAGCACAAGCGGGCTTCCATGCAGTCTCTCGCGGCGTCTACGCAGAACCTCGTGGCGCAAGTCCACAATGCATATGAGGCGCGGGAAAATAAGCAACTGGGGCAGAAGTTCTCCACCCTCATCGGTTCGCAGAAGGGGATGCAGGCGGCGGATGAGCAGATCAAAAACGCGCAGACCGTGTTGCAATCCGACCCCGACAATGCTCAAGCGAAGCAAATGCTCTCCGACGCGCAGTTGATGAAGCAGCACAACGTTACCGTGCTGAATCAGTTGCTCGACCCGACGACGCCGGAAGGAAAGAAAAACATCAAACTGTTTAACAAGGGGTTCGGCTTCGATGACAAGAATGCAGACACCCCGGAACGGGCTGCGGCGATACAGGCCATGCGCTCCCAGACCCAGAACACAACAACCCCAAGTTCCCCGGCAACGCAGCTTCCCGGCGGGGCAATGGGGCAACCCGGCCCGACCATGCCAGCCACTCAAGGCCAGCCTGTCGCTCAGGCATCTTCCGGTCTAAATGAAGGCGCGGCGGGGTTACTCTCTCGGTTCCCGCAAGGGATTGGCATGTCTCCGCAGACGCAGGTATCGGCCCAGATGGTGCAGGCTGGCGTGACGCCCAAGGCAGCAACGCAGGGGCAGATCATGGCAAACCAGAACACCGCTGCCAAGACTGTAACCACGCAGGAGGAAAAGGCAGCACAGCAGAAGATTCAGCGCGACCGCCTTGGGTTGGACGACCACGACCAACCGATTCCCCTCGATCAGCTTCCGGTTGCTGCGCAGGCGAAGGTGGCCTCCGAGCGGGCGGGAGATACACTGAAAAAGGCCCAAGCCGATTACGATAGCGCGAGGCAGCAGGCACTCCAGAACCCAAAGAGTCCTCAGAACCAGGTCGCGCTGATGAACGCTTCCGCACGGATGGCGATGGCGCAGTCGATGGGGCTGCGTGCGCAAATCATGCAGCTCAACTACCAGATGAACGCGCTTGGCACTGGGGCTGACGGGAAGCCTTTGCCTGGAACCATGAACGTCGGCGGCACGACCATCGGCGCACGGCAGGCTGCGGTGGTTAGCCGCGTTCTCTCGACGCAGGCGCAGTTTACCGATGTGAGCGGGGCCGTGGACAATTTGGCCGCTAGAGCGACCGCACTCTCCGAATCAGGAGGTGCATTGAACGATCCTCGCCTCGTAAAACTTATGGGCGATGCGCGGTTCAAGGATGGGGATTCCCCGTGGTTCTCAAACCAGATGGCTGGAGAGGTCGGCTCCACTCTAACCTCGCAGCAGCGGGACTACCTAATTGCCCAGAGGCAGGTAGTTGAGAATGTAACTGCCCTTCGGGGAATGCTCAAGAGCGGTGTCGCACAGGCCCAGATCGACGCGATGACCAAAACCCTGCCGGGGGCAAATACCCCGGATATCGACTACGCGATGCGGCAGATTCAAGCTGTCAAGGGGCAACTCGGAAGGCTGAAGACGGGAGTCCCTGATTTGAATATGCCTGCTCCGCAAATGACGCCAGCCCCGAACGCTTCCTCCGGCACGGCTGGAGGGTTCAACTTCAGTCAATATCCGACGGTGCCGCAGTAATGGCCGATCCGCAGACAGTAACGATGCTTGACCCGCAAGGGACTCCCCGGCAGATTCCTGCCGATAAGGTAGCTGACGCTCAAAAGGCTGGGGCGAAGGTAGCACGGCAGATCACCGACCCTCAAGGGACGAAGCGATATATTCCTTCTGACATGTACGACCAGGCTCTCCGTGCTGGGGCGACTGACCCGCAGAAGATGCAGCCCACCAAGTTCGATAAGCCGCAGGAGACGCGAACGGGCAAAGTCATGTCTTGGGCAACCCGCAATGCTTCGATGATTGGCGGGGCGGCGGGAGCTACGATTGCCGGGGCTGCGACAATGGGCGCAGGCGCACCGGAAGGGGCTGGGGCTGGGGCTGCTCTGGCAGCGATGATTCCCGGCGTCACAGGAGCAGTGGCGGGGGGTGCAGCGGGGAGCGCGATCCAATCGAAGGCGGAGACCGGGAAGGTATCGGGCAAGGAAGCCATAAAGCAGGGCGCGGAGCAGGGCGCATGGGAACTCGGCGGTGGGTTGCTCGGCAAGGGCATCGCCAAGACCGCGCAACTGCTCGGCGTAGATGAGGCGATTATGAAGTTCGCCCTCAAGAGCGGGGAGGACTTCGACCGTGGCCTCAACCCAGCCGCCGCTCTGAATAAGTGGAAGCTAAAAGTTCTGGCAACGAAAGACCTGTATCAGAAAACGGTGCAGCAGATTGGGTCGATGACCAAGACCGCTGATGCGGTAATGGAGAAAGCAGCCCCCTACTCGTCTACCGTGCGTCCCTATGCGGTCATCAAAGGCGTCATTACGCAGGCGCGAGACAAAGCCGCCAGAGTGGGAGACTCGTCGATTGCGAACGCGATGGATGAAATGCTGGATACAATCGGCAAGGAGTTCAACACGGGAGGGCCGCAGTCAGCGGCAGGCGCAGTCAAGCAAGACATCCAGCAGACGATGAAGGGCGCGGCCAACGTCACTCCGGTGGGCCGGATGCAAGCCGAACTTGCCGCGCGAGACGCTGCCGAAAAGCTCCCCACCGACAGGGTAATGACTATTAAAGAGGCTAACGCCCTCAAGCAACAATGGGGCGAGTCCGTGAACTGGGCCAAGGATGCTCCGCAAGACAAACTCCAATCTGTATTCAAGGCGGAGCAGGACGTTCGCCGGGACGTATACCAAGCTCTGAACTCGCAGATAGCCGACAGCATGGGCGGGAATGAAGGCAAGACGTGGCACTCTATCAACCATGACGTTTTCAACCTCATGGAGGCGAAGTCGCTTATCCAGAAGTCGGAATCATCTCACTCCGACTACGGTAAGACCCTTGGCATGAAGGCTCTGGATGCCATGCGAAACCCCGGCCCTGCAAGCGTCGCTGCCGGGGCTGCTAGAGGGGCCAGACGCGCTACTGAGTTCGTCGGCAACAATCTCCCTCAGATTGGACGCGGGGCTGTCCTGGGGGCAAATGCAGCGTTTGGGCAGGCACCACAATAGCCCTTTTCTTATAAACCATTAGCGTGTACAGTTTCCCATATAGGAGATCATCATGGCTGGACAGTCTGCAACCCAAAGCATCGAATCTGTGAAGTCAACCATCCGCTCGATTGAGCAGCCCCGTGCCGAGGGTCACTTCATGGACGGCACAGGCGGCAAGATTCTCAACGCGAAGGACGCCACCTACAAGAAGGGCAAGAAGTAGGCCCATCTTGCGGATTTTGATGGTGTCGCAACACGGGTTAGGCTTTTGGTTTGCCCTGCGACTCATCGAAGAAGGGCATCAGGTAGAGCTTTGGCTTACGAAGCGAGGGGCATGGGAAAACGCTCTGCGCGGTCTCATCCCTGAACCGTACCTCCGCCGACCTCCAACCTCAGTTTTAGAGCAAGCTGACCTAATTCTGTTCGACCAGAACGGGCAGGGAAAGCTCGCGGAAGAGTTGCGGAAGTATGCCCCTGTTCTGGGGGATGGGATGCTGGCCTCGAAGATCGAAGACGACCGGCTCTACGGCATTCAGACGATGGAGGCGGCGGGAATTGAAGTGCCGTTTTACGAGGTATTTCAGTCCCCCGATGAGGCGCGGAGCTTCCTGAAAGAGCGGCCAGCCCGCTACGTCTACAAGCCTTCATCTCCACCCGGCGAGGAACAGCCATCAGCCACAACCTACGTGTCCGATTCCTGCGAGGACATGATGGCGTGTCTAGATAAGCTATTTCAGGATACGAAGCAGCAGCCGTTTTTGTTGCAGGAAGTTGTCAAAGGCGAGGAGATTTCCGTTGAGGGATGGGCGGACGGATCGAACTTCCATCTCCTCGGCCTGACCATCGAAACAAAGAAGCTGATGAACGATAACCTCGGCCCTAATACCGGAGCGTCGGGAACACTCGAAAGCATCTTCAACAATATGCCGAAGCTCTACTCTCGCGGGCTGGGGAGGATGATCGAATGGGTTAGAGCGAACAACTATCGCGGAATGCTCGATCTCAACACGATAGTGAACGAGTCGCACTGCTACGGGCTGGAGTGGACGGCGCGGTTTGGGTACGACTGTTGCGCGACTCGGTTCGCGTTGCTCGAAGACGACCTCGGCAGGTTTCTCCATCAACTGGCGACAGCTCCCGAAGGTGGGATGACTCTTGACCTGAAGTTGAAGGCGGACTGGGCAGCTTCGGCCAGGTACTCGATACCTCCCTATCCGAGGGAGATTGAAGGGATGCACCCGGACGGCGTTCCGATCACCGGCATTCCGCTGGAGGACGCTTGGCGAGACTTCTATCTCTACGACGCAAAAATTGAGGGCGAGAAACTGGTCACGGCTGGAGTGTTTGGGCATGTCTGCTCTCCCATAGGAACCGGACATACAGCAAAGGGCGCATGGAGTTCACTGGAGCGAAGGATCGAAAACCTCAAGATTCCAGATATGCAGGCGCGAACGGATTTGGAGGAGGCGACGTTGAAGCGGCTGGACAAGATTCGGGAGTGGGGATGGCTGACCTAATGGCTCTAACCCGCGAGCAGAAGTGCATGGTGTTCGGCGTTATCCCGGTACGCTATTCTGTACCAGAAGGAACGGTCGAGCATGAATTTTGCCGCGATCTGAATATCGCAGAGGACGGCGTGAAGTGGAAAGATGCGATTGAGTTTGTGATGGCGGGCAATAAGAGCAGGACGGTACGAGACTTTTGGGCAAGTGTCCGCATTGAGTACTTCAGAGAAGGCGGCAGGGCTTTAGAAGAAGAAGTATTGGAGGTTGTCTTTGACTAGCTACGAGATCAGAACAATTCCACACTCCGAGCATCGCTATGAGACGGTTGGCGACTACTGGGACGAGGGAGATACTACTCAAGTTCGCATCTCGCAGATGGGCGATACGCGAATGGAGTTTTGCGTGATGATCCACGAACTCATCGAGGAGTTTCTGTGCAAGCGGCGCGGCATATCTGAGCCAAATGCAATCAAGCCATTCGATGAGGCATACGAGGCCAAAAGGCCCGAAGGCGACGAGTCGGAACCGGGCGATTCTCCCGATGCCCCCTACCATAAAGAGCATGTCTTCGCGACCATTATCGAACGCCAGGTTGCCGATGAACTTGAACTCGACTGGGAAGAATACAGTAAGGCGGTGATGGCGCTATGAAGCGGCTGATATTTGTACTGCTCGTGTTTTCGATTCCTGCATGGTCTCAGACCACGGCTGTAACTGCTCTCGTCTCCGACCTCTCAGGAACTAACTGGAGTAACGGGACGTACACTATCATGTTCGTTCCGGTTCCCGGCAATCGCGGCCCCTATTATTTTTCAGGGAGTCCCTTCAACGCCCAGGTATACAAGGGCGCACTCGACTCCGGGGGAAACCTTTCGATTACCCTTCCGAGCAACACGTCGATTACCCCCAGCGGGACTCTATGGAAGGTCACAGTTTGTCCTCTGGCTTCGTCGTCATGCCATACGATTAACGTCCAGATCACAGGTACATCGCAAAGCCTGACGACCGCGCTTTCATCGACCAACCCCGCAATTCAATTCTTCCCCACTCCTTTCCAGTACGGGTACAACGATGCCGAACTCCAAGCGATGCCGGGAGTGGGTCAGGTGTACTACGACACCATTACGGGCTTTACGCGGCAGTTCAACGGAACTTCATGGAACAATATAAGCGGCGGAGGCGGGGCCTTGTTCACTCCGACCGGAATCCAGTACGCCACTTCAACCACTGCCGCCACCGTCGCCACAGCCTCGCAGATGTTCGCAGCCTTTGGGGTGCAGAGTGCAAACTGTTTCTTCGCTGGCCCCACGTCAGGGAGTGCGGCAATACCGACATGCAGGGCGATTGTGCCGCTTGATCTGGGGACAGGAACGGCATCGTCGAGCACATTCCTTCGCGGCGATTTGACGTGGGCTGTGCCTAGTGGCTCCGGAACCGTCAGTCCCGGCAGCGGCTATGCTCTCCCCGCCTACCCTTCCGGAACCTCGACCACGGTGGGGCCGACAAATATCACAACGGACTCTTCGGGGAATAATCTATCAGTGCCGGGTACGGCCACCTCAGCAGTCTCTGTCACAGTAGGCACTTGCCCTCTGAGCGGTAGCGGCACCGGCCTTGGTTGCGATGAATATTCCCTTGCCACACTGCCATCGGCGGGAATCTCTGGGTTTACCACCGTTGCATCTGATGGGTCAGGAATGGCTCAAGCTATCGGGGCAACAACATTTAGCCATTTCTGCACAGCGGCGAATTACTCCTCGCTTTGCCCCGGTTCTGGCGCGACTCTACAGGTCAACAGCGTCAACAATTCCAGCCAAGCGTTGCTGAATGACGAGACCTCGACGACGAACGCCACAGGTCTGACTGTCACACCCTCGAATCCCTCCGGCGGAATTGTGAAGCATGAGATTACGGGAACTGTAAATCTCGGCAACATGGCGCAGCTCTTCGTGGATAACCCGCAGACCTCGACCTACAACGCGGTCACGGCTGACCTGCTGGGGTGCAAGACCATCACCGTAGCTTCGGGTACATTCACGATTGGGTTATTGGCAACAGTGCCCGCGTCCGGCCAATGCCTCCAGGTCATCAACTATGGGACTGGTACGATCACAGTCAGTCCGAACGGCCACAACCTCAACGGGTCTTCCTCCAGCGCTACGATCCCACCCGGATCGGCTTCGGCGGCGACTGGCGGCTACTTCCACAGCGACGGAACAAACTATGAGGGCGTGTGGAGTGGCAACCTTGCGGGCATCTATTGCGCGCTGGCTGGGTGCACGATGACAGGGACGCTCAATGGGACGACGGGCGCATTCAGCACAGCAGTCAGCGCCCCTACTGTGACCGCGACCACCAGCTCCAGCGTCAACACTGGCTCCGCAAATAATGGCTTCATCACCACGGCCAAGATTGCCCAGAACAACACATCCGTGCTGGGATGGGAGAACTCGGCCACGGATGCAACAGGTTCGCTGGACACGGGCCTTTCACGCGATGCGGCGGGTGTGGTGGATGTGGGCAATGGGGCTGCGGGGAATACCAGCGGCACCCTAAAGGCCGCGACCGGAACCTTCGGCACGGCGGTGACGGTGGGCGGCAATAATGTATGTCAGTCCACTGGGACAAATTGCCCCAGCGTCCTAACTAACCCGATGACCACGTTGGGTGACACGATTTACGGGGGGGCGAGTGGAGTGCCCACCAGGTTGGCTGGTGCTACGGCCAACGGGTTATTTATTCCTACGGCTAACGTAACCTCGTCCACCGCCGTCGCCCCTACATGGAGCAACTTCATCAATTTACCACTCACGTCAGCGACGGCTCCCGGATTAGCTCCTTTTGACTCCATCTTCGGCAATACCATAACGTCAGCGACGGGCGGCAGTGGAACTGGAACCGTCACCTGCGTGACGGCCACCTGTACAAACGTGCGCGGCAGTTACACCGTCGCCGGAGGAACATTCGCTACGGGAACGCTGCTTGCCCTCGTCTGGCCTACCACCATAACTGCCTTTGCTTGCTCGGCAACGGTCGTCAATGACGCAACGGGAGCTTCTATCGGCTACCACAGCGTTGCGACTGCGACTGGCATGAACATTACATCCCTAACCGCAGCGACGGGGTTGACCATAGATATTGACTACAGATGCTCACCTTAAGATTGGGTAGCTTACACGCTGGTGAACTAAGGAGCGCACTATGAATCTAAAACGATGGTGGCTGTGGCTGTTTTGCTTCCTGTGCTCGGCGTGTGCCGTGGCGCAGACGATCTCTGTAACCGCGACGATCACTGACTCCGATTCTCAGACATGGAACTATGGTTCTGGGTTCGTCCAGCTTGTCTCGCCTAATGGCCCTCCGTTCTATAGCGGAACGGCTGTCTCAACTGCGCCGCAAGTCCTGACTTTCAACAGTTCTGGCGCATTGGCTGTGACCCTCTACAACACTTCGACCATCACTCCAACTGGAGCGCAGTACAGATGGACTTTGTGTTCATGGACTTCTGCGCCATGCACCACGTTCCTGACTTCAGTAACCACGGCGAACCTGAGTACGCTGCTCTCCGGGTTGGTTGCGGCACCGCGATTCAATTCCGCTCCCGCCGCCTATGGATACGCAGATGTTGAAGTGATTGCCCCGCCCTATCCAGGTGGCGGCTATTTCAACGTCAACAGCTCGGCGTCAAGGCAATGCGTATTGACCCCTCCATCGACAACCTGCACATGGCAGAACGGTGGCAGTGGTGGCAGCGGCTTCCCCATCATCCTCGGCTCTACCTCCATCGCGGCCAGTAGTACGACCACGACCATTGGGGGATTGACGCTAACTGCGCCGACCTTCACGACGCCCGCTTTGGGGACAATCGCATCAGGCAACATCGCGGCTGCAACCGGCCTCACCCCCGGCCAAGTCACCACGGCCCTCGGCTTCAATCCGGGCGCACAGCCGAATGTGGTGACGACGAGTACCTTCACATTCAGCGGAGCAGCGGGGTTCTACGACAACGAGAACTCCACGGCTGGGACGGCTGTCACAGGGACGCTTCCTACAGCTTCCGTCTCGCCGGTCGTCCTCCAGTACTGCTTCGACAATGCTAACAATGGCAGCGCGGCAAACACGGGTGTACTGACGTTCCAGACCTCGGCGACGGGGCAATACATCATCTTCACGGACGGGACACTCTCGGCTAGCGGCGGCTACGTCTCATCGGGCGGCGCAGCGCGGGATGCTGGGTGTGTGCGGGCGGTGGATTCGACGCATTGGATGTTCTACACCAACACCGGCACATGGACGAAGCACTAAGGAGACGACTGATGAGACTACAACGCCTATTGATCTGCGCGGCTCTACTTGCCACCTCCTGCACGGAAGTCGCGCATGGGCCAGCGCAGATCAGCCTACCGATTCTGGCGTCGTCGGGCGGAACCCCCAGTGTTACTCCCCCGGCGTTGATTGCGGGCTCCTATACCGGAGAGTTGATAGCTGTCTCTTCGACAACGTGGTCTCACGCCCTGATCGCTACGGTAAACAGCGGGGATTTGCTAACTGTAGCGAGCGGAACGTATAATGGAGGGACGACTTCGATCACGGCCCAGACCGGAAGTGGATGTCCAACGGCCTATACCTCGTGGGTGGCAGGGCCAGTAACAAATACTTACAGCAATTACAACCTTCAGGTGTATCACGCATCGGCGGCTGGTACCGGGGCTTGCACGGTTACATTCACGTCCACGGTGACACAAACCAATCCATCGGCAAGCTCCGTTGAATTTGGCCCGGTGGCAGGGCTTGATGGGACAGAGGTTGGAGTTGCCTGCGGCAACTTCGCTTCGCCCTGCACCGTGACTTCGGGCAGCGCGACCACCCATGCGAACGATTGCGTATTGGTTTCCTCATGGAACTCAGACAACGCAACAACTTACGTTCCCACGACAGGCTCGGTACCAGCCAGCGGCTCATGGAGCAGCAATCTTCTCACATCTGGAAACTACGCGAATTTCAACGAAGTGTGCAGCGTCGGCTCCGGGGTGACGCCTTCGCTGGTGGCGACGATTGGAAGCGCGGTATCCGTCGCTCAGGACATGCTTGTGATGCACAACTAGGAGGAGCGATGAGAAAAACATTCTGGGCCATCGCTATCTTCGTGACAGCTTGCGCGGTCTGCTTGCTGTACGGCTGTGTGCATCCCGGCTTTTCCCCCGCGCAGACAATGACCTTTACGCCGCTCTATGCCCCTGTGGGCGACAGCGCGAAGCATAAGATCACGATGCCCAAGGGAACGCGGCATCGTGTCGGGAACTGTGCTGAGACGACTACGAAGGACGGAACACCCGCGCCCTGCAAGACGGGGACGCAGGTGCAAATCCGGCAAATGAATTATCCGCAGACGGTGATGGTGGGTGGAGTGGCGACAGCGATACTACCTGTGCCGCAGCATGGGATGACTGGAGTCGTACCTCGATGAAGATTCGACACATCGCGGCGCTCTGTCTGCTTTCCTCCATTTTCTCGACAGGTCACGCCCAGACGAGCATTGCAATCCCCACTGCCTCGGGCGGCGGGATCAAGCATGTGCTTCCACAGCGGTTCGGCATCAACCTGGACTCGCAGAACGGTGCTGCCAACAATCAGATGATGGCGAACCTGATTGCTGCGAGTGGCACCACCTTTGCGCCTCAGATTTGGAACCAGGGTTCAATCTGCGCGGCCAGCGGAGCGACGACAACGGTGTGGCCGGACAATGTTACGTTTGGCCCGCAACCCGCGAACTTTTGGCAGGGCGCACAGTATCAGGTCTACAGCGGGGGCAACATCGGAGCGACCGGCACGATCACCTCGAATACGATGGCGAATGGATCGACGACTGGTGCGCTCTACACGCTATCCCCGGCCCTCAGTTCGCCGTGCGCGGCCAATGACATCCTCATCCTGCGCTGCCGGACAGCGAACAGCACATGCGCGGGAGGATTGACCCCAGCCCACGTTGCCAGCTTTGGGTCTCTGTCCCTCTATTTCACTGGGGCAGGCGCCGCAACCTTTGAGACATCCGACCTATCGCCCTCGTCTACATCTACGCAAGCCCTGCAACTGTATGCGCCGGTCTATAGCTCGGACGAGTTCTCGAATGACAATGCAGCCATCAACCCCGGATTCGATGGTGCGATCGGGCCGCTATGGACGGGCAACTGGCTGAACATGAACGGCACCTATACGCTGACCTTCCGGGCAAAAGCATCGTCTGCCGGCACAGGTACGCCGACCATCCGCTACAAGGTCTCTCGGACTGGAGGGGGCACGGTTTGGCTCAACAGCTTTGTGACCCCGACTGTCAATTCAACACCCGGCGCAGGATGGACGAACTATTCCTTTTCGTTCTCCGCCAGCGAGACGGGGGCGCAACCTGTCCAGCCCGTCATCGTACAGGTGTTGGGCACGGGTGGAACGATTCTCGTACAGGACGTGGCCCTTACGGAAGCTCAGACTGCCACCGGGAACGATACGGCCTTCCGCGATGCGGTGTACCTCTACCTGCAAGCGCACAAGCCGGGCACCCTGCGCTTTATGAATGGCGGAATCGCGGGATGCACCTTCGATGCTCTCATTGCGACCACGCCGCTTTCCTGCGGCAACTCAGTCTTCGCGCAGTATAGCTACGTCAATTCTTGGAACCTGAACCAGTTTCTCTACCTCGCCGCGAAGGAGGGTGCAAATCCGTGGTTCACCATGAGTCCGTTTGCGACTCCGGCGGACTGGGCGAATGCAGCGGCTTACTTCAACGCGCCATGCTCGTCGGGGAATGCCTATGCGACCATCCGCTGCAACTTCCTCGCGGGGACGCCTTACGCAGGGGAGACGTGGGTGCAGGTATTCAATAGCGTTGCACCGAGCGGCGTCGGTAATATCTATCTCGAAAACGGCAATGAGGTTTGGAACGTATACGGGCAGACGGTGTTCTGGAACAACTCGACGAGCTACGGTCTGCTGGTGGGAGCCGATAACGCCGCGCTCAAAACATCGGCCTACTACTCCTCGCAGATTCATCAGGTCGCGTCAGGCTTCGTCGGATCGCCCAGCGGCCCTTATAGCTGGGCCTATGCTGTAATGACTGCTGCTTGCGGGATCACGAATGGCTGTCCGGACTTCATCGACGGCGCGCCCTATGTCTTCAACTGGGCGACCGATATGAGTACGCCGAATGTCTGGACTTCGATGTTTGCCGAGCCGGTGAACCTGAACTCCACGAGCGGCGGGAACGTGAATCAGATGCAGGTGGAGGCGCAAACCTTCGGCGCGAATACCGCGATCTACGAGACGAACCTTGGGACGGGAACCGGCATCACCGGCGACACGCAAAGCCAAATCAATGGAATTGTTGCGGGCGTGGGTTCGGGCCTCGATGCCACACTGAATATGCTGCTGGGGGCGAGGGACGTGGGGATTGGAGTGCAAAACTTCTTCTCGCTGCCGGAGATTGCAAACGAGTGGTCGGACTGTACCTCGATCACCTCGAACTCCTGTGCGGCGAACAGTGCTCTCTTCGCCCCGCTGTGGGGCGGCAACCGCTACATGCCGGGACCGGAAGCGTCGGGCATCATGGATCGGCCGTCAGGTCTGATGCTGCAAGGGATCAACCAGGCGATTGGAACCAAGCTGAACCTGCTGAACACGGTGCAGACCGGGACACCGACGTACAGTCAGGCTGCGGCACAGCCGTTGCCTACTTACGTCTATCCCTTCACGGGCAATCTGAACTCAACGACGACGGTTTCCTCTGTGTCTAACTTCGGCGGATTGATCGTGGGCGGAGTCATCACCGGAACCGGAATCCCCACCGGCGACACGATTGCATCGCTGAACTCCGGAGCGGGCACGCTTACCCTTGCGGTGGCGGCTACGGCGACGGCTACGGGCGTCAGCCTGACTTCGGCCTTTATGACCATTGCGGCGAACGCAACGGTGCCCTATGTGCAGGCGTTCGGGTTCGGGGATGGGCTGGGGAATTACTCAGTCATCGCCTACAACCTCGATAGCGTGAGCAGCCATGCGATCACCTTCACAGGCTCCGGCGCGCCGACCGGCTCCTGCACCAAGACCGTCTTCACAAGCACGAACATCACGGACAATAACGAAACCACATGGCTGGGCGGCACGCCGGTGGTGAGCTATCCGTCCCCTGGATCCTACCCCAACTGCTATACCGGAGACACACTGCCGCCGTACTCGATGACGACCTACACCTATACGGTGGGGACGCCGACAGCCTATCCGCCGACCTTCTCTCCGCCGGCTGGAGCCTATACGGGGACGCAGACCGTGACGCTGGCGACGGCCACCAGTGGATGCACGGCGGACATTGTTTGGAATACGACGAACGCGCAGAGTGGTGGGAATCTCACCGGGACGAGCACCACCAATCCGATCACCGTGTCCGCGACCGAGACGATCTACGCCCAGGTACAGGGCTGTGGTGGGTATCTGAACTCGTCCATAAGCTCTGCGGCCTACACGATCTCGACCGGTGCGCAGACGTGGTATGTCAACCCGACCACAGGCGGGACGCGCTACTCCTCGCTCAACACCTCCGGGCAGTGCAATGGCCTCTCCAGTTCAGCCTACGTCTCCGGTGTGAACCAACCCTGCCCATACAACGATCCCCGGCTTCTCTGGAACGACCCCTATTCCTACAACGTGCGGGCATGGGTCATCAATGGCGGGGATACGGTGATCTTTTCTGGTTACGAGCAGAGTACTGGACTGACGGGGCAGATCAGCGGGAGTGTGAGTCTTGGCAGCAACTTGTTCTGCTTCGGCATCGGATCACAGTGCACTCCCCCCGCCATCCCTTCCGGCACGAGCGGTCAGCACACGCGGCTGCTGGGCAATCTCTGCCAGACCTCGTGCTATACCGCTTGGGCTGGAAGCGCGTTCATTGCGCCTATCGGATGGTTTCTACCCGATCCGACGAAGGTAGAGTATCTGTGGGGCGGCGGAACTTCGAGCGGCATCCCTGAGTTCCTGCTTTCAGTGGCCGGAAGTCAAAATGTGGACATTCAAGGATTGGATTTCAGCGACCATTCAAGTTGCAACAGTTTTGGCTCACCGGCAAATCCGAACGGCTGCGCGAACCAATATCTCGCGGCTGGAGTGGGAATCCTCACTAACAACACGACCTCAAATATCCTGATCCAAGACACGCGACTGCATGGCTTCCAAGCCCGTGGGCTGTGGGGGCCGATTGGCGGCCCGATTACCATGACACGCGATCAGATCAACTTCAACGGATTTGCGGGATGGGACTTCGACGACGGTTCCGCAACCCCGGATGCCTCTGGGTCTTCGATTACAGCGACCTATGTGGTGATGACAGGCAACGGCTGCAATGAAGAGTATCCCGTAACTGACAGTTATCCAGCGTGGTCTTGCTACGACTCCGGCACGGGCGGTTTTGGTGATAGCTGGAGCGGGCAGCAGACGGAACTCGATGCCTTCTTCTGTAATCACTGCGCGCAGCTTTACAACACGAAGGACGGCTTTATAGGGCCGCACACGACCATCCACAATCTGACCATCGAGAACTCGATGTCTGCCGGGAACGAAGGGCAACAGTGGAAATGGGCCACAACCACCTACAACACGACGACGGTCATCAACAATCTCACGGTGGGCAACTGCAACCGCCTGAGTGTAAGTACGGGCCTACCCGGAGCACCGGCTGACTACTATGCCAGTCTTGGCGCTCTCTGCCGCGCCGCCGGGGACGTATTCAGCTTCGGGGCAGACGCGAACTCGACTGTTTTATTGGCGAACAATACGACCGTGACCTACCAGCCGACCGTAAACGATGTGACCTGCGACACCACCAACGCTTGCGGGGCCACGACGTTCACCTTCCTCAACAACCTCAACCTGGGGTACACCTGCACCGTCTCGTCCTGCTACCCATCCCCCAGTGGGGACGCTCCGGGGATGTACTACACGACTCCCGGCGACAGTTCGATCACACTGACCGCCAGCTACAACCTTGAGTACGGGGTACGCAACGGGACGTGCTATGGCGGCGGCGTGGGAACGAACGGCGTCTGCGCTGATCCTCTGCTCACTGGAGAGCCAGCGCAGGGCAGCATCCCACCCCAGACGACGCTGGACGCCTTCAACTTCTATCCGACCTCCAGCAGCCCCGCCAAGCTCGCCGGGACGACCTACACCGGCTTGCCGAGCACCGACTTCTACAACACGGCCACCACCAGCCCTCCGGTCATTGGGGCCGTGAATGCAATGGCGGCGGCGGGATTCAGCACGATCACCTCTGGATCTGTAATCAAATCGGGCCACACCATCACGCAGTAGTAGAATATGGGCGGCTGGACAGTAATAGTCCACCCTTCGGGGGCCGCGAGAAGCATCTTAAGGAGAGGCAGGTGGAGCGTGACGAGATTGAATCTGTCGCGGAGGGCAAGGTGAAACTGGCCATCGCGGAACTCAAAGCCGAAATCCTCCCCAAACTCGCCAAGATCGAGGAACGTATTATCGGCATCGACGGCAATGGTACTAACCGGATAGGCGCGATCCAAGTCCTCGAAGGCAAGTGCGACCATATCGCTGGGGATGTGAGGCTCCTGCTGGCGCGCGGGTCTGAGATCAAGGGAGCATTGGGCGAACGCCAGAGGGACAAGGATGGGCGTTGGTGGAGGCAGCCTCTCTTCGTCGCCCTCGCGGTTGCGTTCGTTCAGTACATCCAATACTATCTTGAGCATCGAGGACACTGATGACCACTTCGCCCGCAGGACGCACACTGATAGAGAGCTTTGAGGGATGCGTCCTCAAGGCCTACCAAGACCAGCGCGGTATCTGGAGCATTGGCTATGGGCATACAGGGGCGGAAGTGATCGAAGGACTTGCGTGGACGCAGGAACAGGCTGATACTGCCCTTGCGGACGATCTGGCGCGACGGGCTGAGGCTCCCATCAACTCCTACCTGCTTCCCCTGAACCAAAACCAGTTCGATGCCCTTGTGAGCCTTGTCTACAATATCGGGCAGGGTGACTTCGCTATCTCAACCGTATTGCGTAAGCTCAGGCAGGGCGACTTCCCCGGCGCAGCGACGGCGATCCTGATGTGGTGCAAGGTAAACGGAGAAACTGACCCCGGCTTGGTGCGCCGGAGAGAGGCGGAGCAGGCCCTTTTCCTCACTCCCGTGGTATCCTCTTAGGAAAATGAACAGCAAGCCCAACACGATTGCATGGACGCTTCTGGTTCTGTCCGTCGGACTGATGGTGTACCTGTTCGCCGCGAGTCGGAGTGATCCAAGCCTGAGAATCGCAGCTCTTGTAGCTGGCACCGGGCTGGTTTCATCCCTATCTTCGATTGCGTCCACGATGCTAACCGGCAAAGACGTGACGCAGCGCAACGCCGCAGATCTCCCTCCGAACACAACTACCGTAGACACTGCAACCATCAAGACGGGCGATGCATCTGCCCCAAAAGCCTAACCGCACCACAGGAGCCCTATGAAGTCTCGCCTCGCGATCTTCCTCACCCTTCCCCTACTGTTGTCCGGATGCAAGGTGACGGCTACGACCTCTCCAGCGGCACTGGCTCCCGGCTACACAACCCCCTTCGACCAGACAGCGGGCCAGACTCTCGCAGCGGCTCATGCGCTCGTATCGAAGGCCACGACGGATTACCCCAGCCTCACTCCGGCCCAGCAAGCGACGGAGAAGCCCATCCTGAACGCCTTTGTGTCGGCGGTCAATACGGCGGATTCGGTCTATCTGGCCTTCCATCAGGGGACGGCAACTCAGGCCCAAGTTCAGACACAACTCAATTCCGTGGCGACGGCTCAGACCGCCTACACGAATCAGGCGGTGACACCCTAATGCTTTCCTTTCTTCCTATCATCACCCTCATCATCAATGCCCTCGGCACCGCGCTCCCACTGATCCCCGGTGTCAACGCGACGATCAGCAAGACGGCAACTGGATTGGCGAGCGGCGTCATCAACATGCTCAGCAGCATCTCTCCTGCCCAGGCCACTTCGCAGAACGTGATCGCAGCCCTCAGTGGCGCGATGGCCCTACTCACGACGCTCAAGGCGGACACAACCATCGCTCCCGCGACGCTGACGCTGATCGACAATTTGATCGGGGAGATTCAGGCGGCTATCATCGCCTACGTCTCGGCTGGCAACGGCTTCGATGCCGCGAACTATTCGCAGATCACCCCAATAACCTAGGACGCGGCCACCCAGAGCGCACGGCCCAAGCTTCTACGGCTGGGGCTTCGTGCGTTTGGCTCGTTGCACCTTCATGTTGTCCTCAGCCTCTTGTAGGGCCTGATGCATCCTGTTCTCATGCTCCTGCAAGCCGCACCCAGCGATGTAGAGAACCGAATGGACACCTTTTGGGGTGATCCTATTGACGCGCTCCCAGAACTGACGGCTCCCCTCGCCTGAATAGTGAAATCGAGCATCTTTCTTCATCTCTCTTCTCCTGTGTCCCTATATTGGGGATTTATATACTTCAGTCCCTTAGTACAAAATACGGTGGCGATTCTTTTCCGCAGCTTCCGCTCTCCGGCGCATGGTTCGCACCACGTCGGGTATGACTTCGTTCTGCATGTGATCCGCGAACGCCTTCAAACCAGCCTGCTCTGCCTCGTTTAGCGTCCTACCAAGCGACTCCAAACGTGACTCCCCGTTTCCAGAGACACGCTGGAATCTTTCGCCAGTGCTCATATTGACTCGCTCTATATCGCCGCGAACTTTCATGGTTCCCACTCCGCTAGAATCGTATGACATTGAGGACATGTGGCTGTGTCCGCTTCCAAATCCACTACAAGGCCAAACAGCCAGCCACAGGTATGTTTGAGGCCGTGCGGCCCTCGCGGTAAGTCACGGCAGAAGTCACACGGATGCTCTGCCGCTATACGGATCGCGTCCTGTGCCGCCATCAAAGCAGATTGGCGACTTCTCTCGGCGACATCTTGATAATCTTTTCGCCGGATGGCTTGTGCTGCGTGAAGCTCCTCGACACTCATGGCTTACTCCGCATCAATGATGGCGGTTGCCTGCGCGACAAACACCGGGTCGATAACAGCAGGCGTCGTGTCGGGGACTTCCGCCGGGAGCGCTGCCAGCACGTCGTCGAGATGCAGGCACTCTTTCAAGTTGGGGCAAGGATCATTCTGATGGGTTGGGGCGATCTTGCCGTTGCAATAGTCATTGCCAGCCGTGGCGTCGTAGAGGATGCCGACGACCGGAGGGCCATAGGATGGCAGGAGCATCACCTTGTCGCCGTTCTTCGCTTCGCGTCCATTCTTATAGTGCATTTGGTTCTCCTTTTCCCTGTAAGGGACTCAAGTATGTAATTCCCCTATATTGGGCGATCTCGTAGCGGCTTGCTTCTCGGTATGGGGGAGAGGAAGGGCGTCAGGACTCCATGAAATCGGGACAATCGCAACCGTTCTTCACGGGAGGGCCGCCCACCTCGCAGTCGTATCCGATGCAGCGGAACCTTGCGCGAATATCAGTCACGCCCCACGGTTGAGCATCATCGAATCGGTGCCAGTCTTGCGGATGTTTGCAGTTAGCGCATAGTTTAGCGCGCCTCCGTGCAGAGTCCACAAGTTCCTCCTCGATACGTCTCGGCATACGAACGGTTCCTCGGCCCTCAGTCGTTTCGCTCATCATCCCCTCCAGGGCATCAGGCTTCCTTAGTTAGATTCGATCTCGGTGCTTGTCATCTTCGTGCTTATCAACAGCCTCGTATCGGGCGATCTTCTGGGTGGCGGCGGCGAGTTCTACTTTCGCGTGAATGAGTTGCTGCGCGAGTTTCAGATTGTCCCTTGTGGTCGTGGCTTCATGCGCTTGTGCTTCCTCCAGTTCGGCACGAGCAATGGATAGTTCCCCTCTCAACTCAGTAATTAGATTCGCATATAGCGAGTTAGCTTCCTCCAGTTCGGCGCGAGCGTCGGCGAGTGCATGGTTAGCCGTGTCCAGGTCTCGATTCAGCCGCTCGGTTTCAAGGATAAATTTCCTCTTGTCTGCTTGCTCTGCTATCAGTTCGGCACGAACAGCGGAGCGTATACTCGCGTCCGAACCATCTGACTGAACTGCAACTTGAGCCTGCTTACGTTTACATTCTTCATCCAGCGGCGGCAACCCATCCTGCGATTTAGGGACAGCGGCTTGAGGCGTGTCTGGGCCTTCTGGCTGACAGTGGTGCTTGAGTTGGGCTTCTACCGACTGCTTCGCCTTCTCGATCTGCTCGATGGCCGCATCATAGCTACCCGTAGGACGCTCGTGGTGGTGAGCTACAGGAGGGGCGCCGGCTTGTCCTGATCCCTTGATTCCTGCTGCCCAAAGCTCAGGCGCACAGCATGGCCCAGTACAGGCACCATGTTCGGGGTAAGGCCGTTCGGTCTGCTTCTCACGTCTCTGTTGATCCGTCATCACTGCTTCCTCCCTTCGTCCTCATCCGGCCACACACCCCATGCGCTTACTTCGCAGTTGGTCTTCCAGTGCAGTTTGGCTATCTCCCAGAGCATGAGCATGGCAGTGAGTGGGGTGTCGAGCTTGTCTATAGCGTAGGACAGAAACAGGCTGAGTAGGGTCATCGCTTCACTCCTTGAATTGCGTTGATGATGTCGGCCCGGCTGCGCCTATCTGCGATGAATCCAGCGATGTGCATGATCCACAATCCGCCGAGGCCAATGAGGAACCACCATTTAGCCTCGTGTGCATCCTTATCGGAAGCGGGCACACCTACCAGGGCAAGCACTGCGGTGAAGCGGAGGAGGGTCATGGGGTTCCTTTCGTGTCTAGTAATTCATCTTCTCGCATCATGTCCAACAAGAGTCTGGCTTGCCAGTACCCTATATGCAGCCTTCTCTGTAGAAGCTGAGAACTGTAAGATCCATAGGCACAAATGAGCTGCACCGCGTCGGAATACAAAAGGTCTTCCTCGTCACTCACTCCCTGCCTCCGAGAAACCCTTCGACTTCGCGCAGCAAGTCTTGGTTGGTGTTCGAGCGCGCCGCACTCCATTCGCGGTCAGTCAGTGCGCCTCGGCGGAAGGCATCAGCAAGGTCGTCAAGGTGCACCCTGATCTTTTGGAGCAGGGCTCGCGCTTGGTCTCTCTCCTGCTCGGCGCGGAGAGCGCGTTCCATGATGGCCATACTCGATTCGGCCATCTACTCCCCCTCTCGTACAGCCTTCTCAGACGCCGCTACTACTGTCCAATCGCGGCAGTGGAGAGTCCATAAACTCTCGTAGTCGCTGCCGCTGCTCGACTTTCCGTTGTGCATAATCTGTTTAGCCATGATGCTTTTCTCTCCGATAGCGGTGAGCTGGATGACGGTTGGCCCATAGCCTTCATCCCCCACAAGTTGCGTCCCGACTTCCCAGCCATTCAACCGGCAAATACCGGCGTCAGATAGCCCATACTTTCCTTTCGTCTTCACCATCACGCTCCTCCTTGGTACTGGTTTCGTGCCACTCTTGCCATAGCGGTGCTCCAATACGCTATGGCAGGATGCACATTTAGTCGTAACGTTGGACACCTCATCTTTTCCGCCGCGTCCCCTGCTAACGATGTGGGCCATGTGACCAGACTCCCATGTCACACAGCGACCGCACATTGTGTAGAGTTTCCCGAATTTCCAATGCTTCCCAACGGGGGTCAGATGCTGACATTTGTATTCATCCCTCTCGAAGCAGGCACGGCGCAGAGCTTCCATCGCTTCCCCGCGCAACCTTCCAGGTCTGGCGCGGTGTTTCTTGACGGGTTGGGTGCGAGGGGTTACTTGCATTTCTGGAATCGTCCTCCCTTGTCGCGCCGAACGGTAATCCGGTTTATCTTCACCCATGCTTTCCAGCGACATGGGGTGGAGCAAAATCTATGTTTCTTCCTGCACGGAGTGAAGATTGTCCCGCAGGGGCATTTTCGTGGTATCCATACCGGCTTAGAATCGGCCATGCAGCCATTATAAAACCGTTGCTACGCTTTGTAAAGCCATAAGGCGAGGAAATCTACGTTAGACATATTCCCATAGCCTCACTTGAACATCTCCTCTTGAGTGGACTGAGGCGGCGGGGCGTCTGGTTTAGGTTGAGGCTTAGCTTGGCATTCTTGGCAATACATCGGTCTCCCGTTACTGATGGCGTGCATAGTGTCTCGATGGCATTTCACGCACCAGATAGACGCCTCGATGGTTCCCTTGGTAAAAAAGTGCCTCATGCGGAGTCCTTTCGTTTCTTCCCCATCCGCACCCGTACAGGGTGAGGTTTTGAGCGCCAGGAATAGCGGCCTGTCGTATAGGTCGTGCAGCGTCTTCCTGCCGGGGCATAGCAAGCCGGACAGGGCACACTCATCCACTTCGGTGGCTTCACTTTGTATGGGCCGCGTATCATCCCAGTACTTTCATTAGCTGGAGATAAGCCTGCTCCCGGAGATAAGCCTGCTCCCATGCGCTATTTATCGAACTCACCCATGCACATATTCTTCGGCCTCCCTCAATCTTGTGCGGGCCTGACCAGATGGCATACTGATCGCAGTGAGCGTACACCCCGAAGACCACTATTGGGATTGCGAGCGGAAACCGCTCCAACACAAATTTTCTATGCGTCATCCCTTCCCCCTTGCTTCGTACTTGGCCCGCATCGCTTCCAATTGCTCAGGTGGTACGTCTGACCAGTCCTTATCGACGGAGACCTGCTGGGGCCGCTTTGCCTGTTCCTTCGCTGCTCTGGCCATCCAGCCATTCAGGAAGCGAGGCATACCGCGTGACGTTTTCAGTCGAGTTGGGTTAGATTGAAGCCACAAGAATGCCTGCGATGATTCCCAACTTATGAATCGGTTCCCGTATGCCGAACACAGATCACTCCACCACTCCGGTTTAGGAATCCAGAGCAGTCCGCCTTTGATAGGGAAACAGCATTGCGGTAATTCTGCCTTGTCGTAGGAGGTAGGAGGGAGCATCAGGCCTCCGCCAACGCTTTCATGTCAGCCAGCGCGTCCGCATTGGTATCGAAGAAGCGGCATGGGTTGATTTTGAATCCCGGCGCACTGGCGTCATAAATCTTCATCGCCGCCAAATTCCATCCGAAGCGCTGCTCTAGCTCCTTCCCTTCCTTCCCCGCGAGTGTGATAACCCATCCGGCCCGGCAATGAGTGTTGGCGCAGGTGTGAACGTTTTCCATCGCCAGCGATCCGGGGTGCGAAGCCTTGGCATATACAGCCTTGTGAATGTCGGGAATGATTGGGACGACGATTGGCTTGGTTTCGCCGCCATCGCCTTTTTTGCCGTAGCAGCGGGAGCAGTCGGAGCAGCCGTAGCAGCGGGAGCAGTCGTAGCAGCCGGAGCAGCGGGAGCAGTCGTAGCAGCGGGAGCAGTCGGAGCAGTCGGAGCAGTCGGAGCAGCCGGAGCAGCGGGAGCAGTCGTAGCAGTCGGAGCAGCCGGAGCAGCGGGAGCAGTCGTAGCAGCGGGAGCAGTCGGAGCAGCGGGAGCAGTCGGAGCAGCCGGAGCAGCGGGAGCAGTCGTAGCAGTCGGAGCAGTCGGAGCAGCGGGAGCAGCGGGAGCAGTCGGAGCAGTCGTAGCAGCCGGAGCAGTCGGAGCAGTCGGAGCAGTCGTAGCAGCCGGAGCAGCGGGAGCAGTCGTAGCAGTCGGAGCAGCCGTAGCAGTCGTAGCAGCCGGAGCAGCCGGAGCAGTCGGAGCAGCCGGAGCAGTCGGAGCAGCCGGAGCAGCGGGAGCAGTCGGAGCAGCGGGAGCAGTCGGAGCAGTCGTAGCAGCGGGAGCAGTCGTAGCAGCGGGAGCAGTCGGAGCAGTCGGAGCAGCGGGTTAGAGTTTCGAGGGATTTCTTAGCGGCTTCTTCTGAACCCCACCGCTCAATAGATGCGCGATTGCCATTTTTACCTTCAATCCAAGTCATTTGAATCCTCCATTTACTTCCTCCCGGTTGCCCTTGCCAGTCTTCCCAGCGCAAGCCTCACGGAGACGACCAGACCGGGCCATCCGGCCAAAGCAGAGCCTCAAGGTAGACTCGGGCAGTCTCCTCATCCGGGATCATGGCGAATAGTTCAAAGGTGCTGATTGTCGATTTACTCATTTACATAACCTCTCAAGGGCTTCTCGCGCTTCCTTGACAATCCGCGCCCCATATCTAGCATCATCCCGCAGTTGCTCCCACTGGTGGGCTGGGGCTCTGGGATAATCTCGTTCTTTCTGTTGCGCAGCGGACGCCGCTACATCAATTGCGGCTTCGATGGCTCTCTTATCGCTTACGTTCATAGACTCACCTGAGCCTTGATAAGTAAGTCCACCTCATCCAGTGCGGTTGAAATATGCTCAAAATCGAGCGCATTGGTGGTGTCCTTGCCGTAGCGAACCACGCCATAAAGATGAGATTGAATGCTTCTAAGTACATCGATAGCTTTAATCGGCTCCATTACATAGCCTCCGCTTGGTTGTTCAACTCGTCTTGGCAATCTCCGCAAAAGTTGCCATTTTTACCTTCAATCCAAGTCATTTGAATCCTCCATTTACTTCCTCCAGAGACACCCCATCCCTCAAATCAGGAGAGGCGTTTGTAGTCACCCATTATGGATTCGCGCACCATACGACGTTCCGTTTTGGAGATATTGATAATTCCGATGATTCTGGCTGAATCGCATTCCCAAGACAATCCCGGCGATGAGCAGTCCGGGTCTGGCGTCAATTCGCCTTCAGGAATAACCCTGTAGACTCTACCTCGCCCACTGGGGTGCATCGAAGCGTACATCTTAGCCGCGTTCAGATCGGTTACGACGTAAACCTTATCGCGTTTGCAAACTCCTTCGGCCCCATAATCGGCGGTAGATGCCGACCCAATAACTCTTGAGGGAACGATGCGGGCGAAAACTCCCAGAAATGGCGGCCCTCCGTGGTAGTAGTTCATGCGATTTTCCCCAATCTCTTCGCGGCCTCAATCCATGCCTGAGATTCCGAAAATTCCACACCTGAAAGCGGTGACCAGCCCACAAAAGTCGGAGCGAATTTTACTATCAGGACGTGGATTCCTTCTCTTCGCGGACGCGCAGATGGCCACGCAGCTCTAACCGCTTCTTTTGCCTTGGCTCCATCTTCGGTGAGTGTTTTACTAGTTGTCATATCGAATCCGGTAATGGTGAGTTCGGGAGGAGAGAGAAAGCAGGGGCTTAGTCCTAGCTTTCGCCCACATTGCTTATCCGTCTAAAGGAGCCGTCCGGTAAGTGTGAGAGACTCGCAATCTTCAGTTGGCTACAGCCCCGAATCCGGGAACCGCCCCCTAACGATGCTGAAGACCCCGCAAGTGGGTACAGGGCACCGAGCGACCCTAGGGCAACAATGCCGTTTGGCTCGCCAGCAAGACGACCTTTTTTTGAGTTGGTGTTCAGACCTACTCGCAGATGACTGTAGCGCATTTCCTGTTCCTCGTCTACAATTATTTCGTGGGTAGTAGCGGCAGCGTTCGTTCAGACCCGCTGCGGCTCCCCGCGTCCTGGACAATCCCCATCAACCGCCCTCAGCTTCCCGCTGGGGGTGAGTTGTCTGTGGGCTTCCCAGCAGCCTCAATCAAAAAGCGCGCTTCTTCTGTCTCGTCAACTTAGTGGGCGTAGCAAATCCGAATTTCTCCATAACATTCACATCGCCGCTGCGCTCCAGTGAACGCGCTATGTCCAGCAATGCCGTCGCAATCTCTGTATGCCGAATACCGCTGTAATCATTCGCCAATCGGCGCAATTCTCGCGCCATCTCTCTCGCGTCCATCATGGGTCAACTCCTCCATCAGAATCTCGTGAAGGCACCCGTAAGCTGTGCGCTCCGGGGTCAGCTTCTCCCTCATCTTGAGCCGGATGTACTCACGCGCTTCCAGGTCTGTCATGGCTTGATCCTTCCGCTGTGTAGAGGTTAGGGAATAGCTTAGTGATGGTGTTTGGATTTCATATGACGCGCCAAGTGCGAGAATGTTCGATTGCAGTGGATGCACACACCAGCCTCGATACGCTTCGTGTGGGATTTAAGTTTAGCCTTTACTTTGCGTACTTCCCGCGCATCTTTCGCTACCTGACCTTTCGCCCATTCCGCTGTCGCATTCGCTGCGTCCAATTTCGCTTGCATTTCCTCACGTACCTTCTGAGCCTCTGTCTTGCCGGGGTACCATTGGCGGTGCCCATTAGGGCAGTAGAAAGTCTCTCGCTGGGCTATGACCTTCTCGTTATGAATAGAACTGAGGGCAAAAGCAACATGACACTGGGAACATTCAAGCCAAACGGCCTGAACTTCGAATTTGAGTAATGCGCTCATTTGATCCCTTTCGGTTTGACAATCCTGTACTGATGAACCCCTTTGCTGATGCGGGTCTCAACAATGTAATGCGCCTTGCGGCAATCCCTGATTCGCGCTGTAGTAGCCGATTCGCTGATCCATCTGCCAGTGAGTCGCTTGACCTCGCGCTGCACCTGATACCCCGCCATCCACTGACGGCTGAGGACGCGCACGATGGCTTGGTGGGTGGTCAGCTTCACCTGATCCTCCTCACAATCACCTTGAACTTCACATCCAAAATCCGTTCCTTGAGAGCTGGCCATATCCATTGCGTCCAGTACTCAAAGACCATCCACACCGCACCAAAGGAGGTGAGCGCGGCCAGTAGGATTCCGTAGTCGTAGCAGATGGCTTTCAGGTTCATCAGCGTATCCTCAGACTGCGCTTGCCAGGTACAACCTCGACAGCGATGGTGGGAGGTAGTGGTTCCCCCGCCTCGAAGCGATGTTTGATCTCCGTCTTGTTGAGTTCGAGCGACCGGCGCACCAATGCGGAGTCGGTCTGCCAGATACGATCCAAGCTCGTTTCGTCGGCCTCCGGGGCCAGCTCGATCTTGGTAACATCCCCGGCGGTCTGCCCATAGATGGTATTGCGCTCCGTCTTGAGCTTCCCAGAGAAGGCCGTATCGACCGCCAGCAGCATCCTGCCCTTGAGCGCCTCGCAGTTGCGCTCCAGGGCGTCCGCGCGGGCCTTGTAGCGCCCAGCCTCGGCCTTGCACGTCTCAGCCTCCCCCGTGAGCTTCCTCACTACCCAGGCGCCGGCGTCCAGCGATTCAGAGCCAAGGGAGAGAAGGTCGTCCAAAGCCTGTTCGATCTCCGGGGTGATCTCGCCCACGGCCTCGAACAGCGCGTCTTGGATTGCTGTGGCGGCGACGGTGATATCCGTGATGCTCAACTTGACCTTCACATCGGGGCCGCGATCCTTGCGGTTGACGTAGGGCTGGGTTGCGGTTTCCATGCTATTCTCCTAATACAGCTATGTTATTGAATCAGAAGGGGATGTCATCGTCTGTGATGTATTGGCCATGCTGGTTTGGCTCTACTTCGGCATAGGCTTCGACGGGAACTGGCCCATCATCCCCTGGCTCCGGCGCATCCATCCTGATCGGCTCCTGCGAAGTTACTTCCGTGAGGTTTGGCTTAGTGCGGGCCAGATAGCCGTCGAGGAACTCCTGCAACGTCTTGTCCAGTTCGGTCGCCAGCGTCAATGTCTCCGGCGAGATTTCATGCAGCGCGAACGTCGGCATCCGGTAGGTGATACGACCCTTGTTGCCTTCCGTGAATCCGTCGATCCGCACCGCTTTGCCATAGACATTCTTGCGGTTCTGCTTTCGGAACTCCATCCACGCACCTAGGGCCGCCCCTTTCAAGCGTAGTGTCCCCATCCAGAGATTGCCGTCCTTGAACGCAATGTAGCAGTTGGTAGTGAATGACCCTCCTATTTCTTTGGAGGTCACTCGATCCTTGATGTCCCGATAAATTCCTTCCGCCAGTGTGCCGCCCTTGAATGCTTTGACGACCAGAGCGTCTGTCCGGGTGTCCTTGACCTCATTGGAATAGATTCCAGATTTGCTTGCATCGTGCCATCCCCTCACGCAGGCAAGTTCGTCTAGAAGGATGAAGGTGAAGGGCAGCGGGACGGTTATGGTTTCCTTCTTCTCCTTGTCGTAGTAGTTGATTACGCCCTGCTCTCCGTTCCATTCAAACCAGCGGGTAGAGGGATTCGGCTGACCGTTTTCATTCGGATTGCTGAGGCTCATCTTTGTCTTCTCCTTATTCCGGGCTAGAACAACGTTTGAAGCTCGTCCATTGAACGGACGATGTAATAGAAATGTCCCAAGGCCTTCACTTTTTCAGCAAATTCAGCCTGTTTCTCTTTGCGAGACTTGGCTGTCGTGTCCTTGCCGAGTTTCTTGAGTTCCAGCCAAATCACGAACGAGTAGATAAACACAACAAAGTCGGCTGTCCCTTCCGGGCAGAGATGGATGACCCCTCCCCGAACACGCGCTTGTCCTGAGTTCAATCGCAGATGGAAGGATGGAGGGACGAGGGTCTTTTTCAGGTAGGCGTCTACCTCGCTTTGCAGCGACCCTTCGCGTTGGGGAGCTTGGCTCACTTCTCCTCCTTGGGTACCTCGATGAGAGTGGTACGTCCGCCCTCAGCGATGCGATCCAACAGTTCGCGGCTCTTGATTCCAGAAGGGGCGTCTGTCCCTTCAAACCTGTCTGCGAGTTCCTGCAGAAAGGATTCAATATCGTCCATCAGCTTCGTTTCACACAGTTCGTTCATCACACACCATCCTTGGGTACAACCGTAACCAGCACTTCGATCACGTCGCCTTTGTTGATTCGCGCAAAATCATCTGCGGACACGGGCAGATAAGTACCGAACTTCGATTCGAGGGGCCGAATCATCAGCTCGGACAGATCACCCGTTCTATCCCAATCGAATTTGTTTTCTACGGTGTATCGCATCACGCCTCCCGTGCCGCTGTCGGTCATCCAGTCGCTAGTGGAAGATCACTGGACATACTCTATCAAGGCATACGGGGTATGTCAACAACTATTTTATGCTTGCGTCCATCTATTTTATGCTGTATGATAAGGCCGATGAAGAAGACCACCGAACAGCGCATCGGGATTGGCCTCACAAAAGAGGACATAACTATCCTGGCGAAGCTCCAGAAGCGTTTTGGGGAGATTGGCCCTACGGCAGTCTTTCGGATGGCGCTACGGGCCTTGGAGCGCCAGCAATGAGCCTTCCGTTCACCGTGGCGAAGTGGACTAATGGAATGTGGCCGAGAAGCCGGGAATTGTTCATGGATTCTTGGCGACGCGAAGTCCGAACAAGCTGCTGCCGGTGATGTGCGAGATGCTTTTGCACGGCTAAGGACGGCTCTCGGCGTCGCCGACTCCTAGATTGCGTAAAGTACACACTTCCGGAATTGAGCTCTTTACAGGTAACAGTAAGGTCCGGCTTGAAGGGAGTTGTCATGGGGTTTCTCGAATATCTGAATGGCGAGAT